ACATCAATAAAGATAAAACTCATAGACTAGCATGGATAGTAGCAGTACCACTGATGGTGTGTATGTTATTATCAGGATGTAGTATAGGTGGTGAGAAGAAGATCAAGATATTCTCAGTTGAGAAGCCAAGGGAGAAATTGAACTACGAGATGCCCACACCGTTGCAGATGGAAGAGATCAAATGGATCATCATCACAAGCAAAAACGCAGAAGAAGTATTCAAGAAACTAGAGGACGCAGGTATAGACCCCGTGCTATTCGGAATCACAGACAAGGACTTCCAGGTACTTGCAAGGAACTTCGCACAGATAAGACAGAAATTACAGGAAACCAATAGTCTCCTGGAAGAGTACAAGAAATATTACGAGGGAGAAGAGAATGCAGACAGTAATTAAAGTAATAGCAGAACACCTAGATGTTGCGGAAAGCAAGGTCACCCCAGAAGCACACCTAGTGAATGATCTAGGTGCAGATCCATTTGACACAATAGAATTGTGCATACAGGTGGAAAAAGCGACAGGGGTGAAAATATCAGAGGACGACGGTGATAAAGTCCAGACCGTACAAGATCTGATGAACCTAGTAGAGAAAAAATAAAGGTCTATCAGAATAAATACTACTATTATGAAGATCAGCGATTCAACATCAATTTCAATGCCAATGCGGAATTTACTTTCCATCTTGGCCGCAGTAGCGGTTGGGGTTTGGGCGTACTTTGGTGTCATAGAAAGACTGAATAACCTCGAAACAAAAGCACAACTGTCTGAGAAAGACTTACAGCAAGTAGAACAAAGGCTAGGCGCTGACATCGACAAGAACAACGAATTTAGGATTAAATGGCCACGTGGTGAATTAGGTTCCCCACCGGCAGATTCAGAACAGTTCATGTTGATAGAACACATCGCCATGCAAGTGGAAAAAATTCAAGAGCGTATGGAAAACATGATGAACAACGGTGTTAACATAAAACGTCTCCAAGAAGATGTAAAATTACTCAGAGAAGATGTCGAGAAATTGAAAGACAGCAACAGAGAGATGAAATACACAAATGGCAATAGTCACTAGAATTTTAATTGTTTTATTTTTACTAACAACAACCGTAACTGCATTAGAATACAAACCCGGCAAGAAACATCTTGACAAGGAAGGTGTAATTGGCTTGATATTGTATCTAAACGGCAAAATGATTGAACACGTTTTCAAACCCAATCTATCTGCCTGCATGAAATCAAAGAGAGTAGCACAAAGGGAAATGGATTCCAACGGTAAGCAGGACAGGGTCCAGTTTGCTTGTAAAATATTGAAAGCGGATTTGGAAGAAGATTCGCAGACAAAATACGGAATGAGGATTATAAAAGTACACTCAGGAGCATAACATGGCGAGAATACTATTCTACATACTGACAATAATGTTTTTGTTCACAACTGTGTCACTAGCAGATTGTTATGGGTGTGGAGAAAATGATCACAGCAATCAATGTAAACTAGATCATGATCATGAACACGAGAAACCAGCAGAGAAAATAATGATCGAGGAACACAAGACTTCAAGTTCAGAACCTGAAAATGGTGTTGTGTTTGCTGTTTGTATATTTGCCATTGCTGAAGACGGATCAAGAGTTTTGATTGATCATAGAGCAAGTGAGAACTTGATGGACTGTTTAAAGAATAAAAGAGAAGCAGAAAGAGATTACAGAGACCCAGAGAAGCGAGAGAAAATGTATCCGGGTGAGACGGTGTTCACAATGACCTGTGACAAAGTGGATGCAAAGGTTAGAATCAAAGATGACGGCACTTGGGAAATACTGGACATCCTAGGAAGACACGAAGAAGCATACAGAGAAAAGAAAAGTTGGGAATAAATACGCATATTAACCGAGGAGAACTATGGAACTGATTATAGCATTAGCAATGAAATTTTGGCAATGGACAGTGTTGATCGCTGTCGTTATTATTGCCGCAATAATAAACTTCACAGACAAGAGAGCAAAAACAAAATTAAAATTCAATTACAAAGAAATGCCAACTTTGAGACCTGTACCTATTGCGACTAAGGGCAAGGGTTTCTGGAAAGGCATCGTGATGTGGTTGCTTTCTACAAGGAACTGGGTATTGACAGAAGATTGGAAGTACAACATTGATGGAGAAGAATATGTGATACCATCAGGTTTCCAATTTGACGGTGCAAGTATTCCTAAATTCTTGAGAACATTCTTCTCACCGGTTGGAGTGTTATTAATTGGTGGACTAGTTCATGACTACGCATACAAGTACAAAACACTATTAAAGAAAAACAAAAAAGAAACAATGGGTGAACTCACACAGAAAAGAGCAGACGAAATTTTCAGAGACATAAACATTATCGTCAACGGATTCTACACAATGAACAGACTAGCATACTGGTCATTGAGAGCAGGCGGATTTGTTGCATGGAATGGTCATAGAAAAAGAGACGCAAAGATAGAGGGTTTAAGATAATGGCTGAATTAAAAGAAGATAAACTTATTGTTAAAAAAGACAGCATGGTCAAAAAAGGTGCCAAAGACGGTTGGGCATTAATTAAGATCGTTTGGGTTTTCTTAAGAGATGAATTACCACAGTTCCTATCTAATTGGAGAACAGTGCCGAGAATAATGATGGCATTGTATGGACTAGTTTTCTACAACACAATGCAGTGGTTCATGGCCCTAGATGCTCCAAACAACGCACAGGCAGGATTTGTTTCTGTTGTGGTTGGTGCTGGTGCGGCCTGGTTTGGACTTTACGTCAACGGCAAGAAGACAGACATCAAGAAATAATTACCACACATTGACAGATCACCAATCTGTTATACAATATACTAAATGAAAAATTATTACGACATACTAGGTGTGTCTGAGGACGCTTCTTCTGACCAAATAAAGAAAGCATTCAAAGATATAGCAAAGAAAGAACATCCTGACAGGGGCGGCAACGAAGCAAGATTCAAAGAAGCAAACGAAGCCTATGACACACTGAAGAACTCACAGAAGAGACATGACTACGACACCATGCGTAAATTTGGAGGTACGGGAAACCAACAACATCCTTTCTTCAACGAAGACATATTTGGAGATTTTTTCTCAGGCTTTGGCGATGGTGATATGGATTTGGGAGGGCGATTTAACTTTACAACCGGAGGACGTCCATTTAGACGACATCAACAAAGAGGCAACAGGAATGTACAAGTGAGGATGGCAATTTCGATCAAAGAAGCAATGATGAATAATGAGAAAACAATCAACTACAAACTGCCATCTGGTAGGGAAGAATTTGCCACTGTCAAAATACCGGCAGGAGTGCAACACGGTGTGACATTTAAATTTTCTGGAATGGGAGATGATAGCATCAAGAATCAACCACGAGGAGATTTGATGGTGGTAATGAGTGTGTTGGATTCCGATGGCTATACTCGTAAGGGTAACGACTTGTACACAGACAAGACAATAGACTGTTTCCAGGCGGTGCGAGGACATGAATTCAATTTGAAAACACTGGAGGATAAAATTATAAAAGTTAAAGTGCCTGCAGGCACACAACCAAACACCCTGTTGGCTGTCAAAGGGCAAGGCATGCCTGTCCATAAAACATTAAATATTAAAGGTAATTTGTATGTCAAGATACACATACTGATACCACAACTGTCAGCACAGGATTTGAAAAAGATTAAAGACCTATGATACAACTGTTCCAATACCCACACGAGACACTGCTACAGACTAGCACGGAGTGGTCGCACGATGACAGCATTGAAGGATACGACGACCTGCAAAAATTTGAAAACGACTACATCAAGTTGATGCTGGACGAGAAAGGAATGGGACTGGCCGCAAACCAGGTAGGCATTACCAAAAGATTCTTTGCGATAGGTCATGAAACATTTGACACATTTCAAAAACATGCTATAATTTGGAATCCAAAGGTGATAAGTTTTAGTGAAGAAAAAGTTATAGACTTAGAAGGATGTTTAAGTTTTAAAGGAGTATGGTTGAAAGTAGAAAGACCAAAGACAGTAGAAGTACAATATGAAACAACAAAAGGTGAAACAAAAACAGCAAGACTCGATGGAATGGAATCCAAGTGTTTCCAGCATGAATGCGATCACCTTGACGGTATTACGTTTAATCAAAGGGTATCTAAACTACGATGGGAAATGGCAAACAAAAAATAAAAAGACCAAAGGAAACTAAGGCATGGAAAATATTAAATGGCACATATGCAAAACAAACACAGACACAAAAAGATGTGGAAAGATTGATAGCGGCCATACAGCAGGAATTGGAATGGGACGACAAAGACATAGCAACACATTTAAAGATACAAAAAGGATTAATAGATTGGAGTGGAAATGTTAGAAGCAAACGAAAGCCTAGAAAACATATTCGAAAATGCAGTTAAGGAAGCCGAGAAGAGAAGACACGAGTACGTCACAATAGAACACGTGCTGTTAGCACTTATTAAAGATGAGAACATTGGCACAGTTCTACATGATTTTAAAGTGCCAATGCCAACCTTGATACGTGATGTAGAAGATTACCTTGATACAAAATGTAATGACATTGTTACAAAAGGAAAGGAGCCTGTCACTCCAAGAAAGACTGCATCATTAGAAAGACTAATGAACAGAGCATTCACTCAGGCATTATTCCAAGGCAGACAAGATGTCAATGCAATAGATATTCTCATATCAATTTTTGCAGAGAAGAAAAGTTATGCGGCATTCTTTCTAAAGAAACATCAAGTAAACAAACAAGACTTAATGGATCTAGTGTCTACAGAAACAATACTAGACGAAGGCATGGCACAAATGGGCGGTGTACACCCGGGACAAGAACAAAGACTTAGACCAAATCAAGCAGATAGAATTCTAAAAAGTTACTGTGAAAATCTTAACCAAAAATATTTTGACAAGAAAATTGATCCCGTGATTGGTAGGGAAGAAGAAACAGAGAATCTAAAACAAATACTTGCAAGAAGAAACAAGAACAATGTATTAATAGTTGGTGACCCAGGAGTTGGTAAGACAGCAGTAGTCGAGGGACTTGCTAGACGTATAGCCAAGAACAAAGCAGATGTTCCTGAATATCTGAANGATCATATTGTATGGAGCCTGGACACTAATTCATTGATAGCAGGATCTAAGTTTAGAGGAGATTTTGAAGAGAGATTAAAACTGATTATAAATGCACTTGATCAAAAAGGGAAATCAATACTATTTGTTGACGAAGCACATATGATGGTAGGTGCAGGTGCAACAGGACAAGGCAACAGCATGGATATGGCCAATATGCTTAAACCAGCACTTCTTAAAGGAACAATTAAAGTTGTTGCTTCTACAACTTGGGAGGAGTACAGAAAGTATTTCGAAAAAGACAGAGCACTTATGAGAAGATTCCAAAGATTGCAAGTGGGTGAACCGACTAAGGAAACTTCAATCAAAATACTAAAAGGTGTAAAACAATATTATGAGAAGTTTCACAAATGCACTATTACAGACGAGGCTTGTGAAGACGCAGTTGATTATTCGAGCAAATTTATAGCAGACAAGAAACTGCCTGATAAAGCAATAGATGTCTTGGATGTTGCCTGTGCTAGATTGAGATTAAAAGGAGTCAAAGATGGTAAGATTGATCATGATGAAATAATCCATGAGATATCACAAATGACTGGAATTAGTATTGAACAATTATCTCAGAAACAAGCAAGTAATTTGAAAACACTAGAAGAAAAAATGAAATTACAAGTTTTTGGACAGGATAGAGCAATAAACACAATCACAGACAAAATACTTGTTGCAAGAGCAGGATTAAAAAGTTTAAACAAACCAGTTGGATCATTCTTATTCTTAGGACCAACAGGTTGTGGTAAGACTGAGACTGCTAGACAACTAGCAAAAACACTGGGAGTTGAACTTGTAAGATTTGACATGTCTGAATATCAAGAAAAACATTCAATTGCAAAATTAATTGGATCACCTCCAGGATATGTAGGATATGAAGATTCGCAAATGGGCGGTGGTATGTTTATAAATGAAGTAGAAAAGAATCCACACGCAGTGGTACTGTTTGATGAAATTGAAAAAGCACATCGAGATGTGTCTAATATGCTATTACAAGTTATGGACTATGGTACGGTTACTGGTTCAAATGGTAAGAAAGCAGACTGTAGAAATATCACACTCATAATGACTTCTAACTTAGGTGCGGAAGAGAATGAAAGAAACAACATAGGTTTTGGACCAAGTGAAAGAACCGGCGAGGACGAAGTCGCTCTTAAAAAATTCTTTCCGCCGGAGTTTAGAAACAGATTAGATGCAGTAATAAAATTTGACAAACTTGGCAAAGAGACTATGAAATCTGTTGTGAAAAAATTCCTACAAGAATTAAACGCAATGACTATCGAAAAAGATGTTGAAGTTAATGCAACAGACGATGCAATAGAATTTTTAATGACAAAAGGATTCGATTCTAAACTAGGTGCTAGACCATTACAACGTGTCATAGACGACGAGATCAAAAAGCCATTATCTAAGATGATGTTGTTTGGTGAACTGACAGCAGGTGGAATGGTAGAGGTAGGACTTTCAGATGACGTTGTGCCTAAACTTACAGTAAACTTTAAGGCAGGAAAAAAGACTGAGATATTAGACCAAGTCAAGCCAACGGTGTCAGATGAGAAAACATCATAATAAATTATACTATGGTTTATTCAAGCACAAGACAGTGTTGCGGGTGCCTGGTAGTTTGATGTTTTATCCTACCACTAACGAACATCTTTTACAAGTCAAAAAAAATTACCCGGATGCTCCTGACATGCATTTTCTTGCAGATTTTATAATGAATAATAGGAAAAAAATTAAATTTAGATTTCAAGGAAAAAAAGCAATATTTTATTCCGATCAAAACCTAGCACAGCAACTGATCGAAAGATTTTGGGAGTACTGGATAGGGTCTGAAAGTGTGGATCCAAAATTGAACGATCTCCAACCAAATACAATTGGTTGCACCAGATTACCACATGGCAAGTACCATTATCAAATTCATTTAAAAAAAGACGCACAACTATACATAAATGATACACAAAGAGAAAACTTAAGATACTTCATCGAAAGAAACATAGACCACTGTTATATTCCAGGGTATGCCGTGATGGATTATTTAGAAAATAGATGTCCATATTGTTTCGGAGGCTATTTCTACGTAACACAAGAACGTTTTATCACTCCAATATACATGATGGCACAGGAGGCAATTGATAAAGTGATCAAATTTAGAAAGGTTAAAAATGCAGGCAATAAAAAAACTACGAGATAAGAAAATATTCAACGATCAGAGTATTGTTGAGAGCATGATACAAAAGAACTGGATGGGATCTCCCGTTATAAAAAGAAGCCTACTACGTGTGAAAAAAGTAGGTGATGATGACTGTATTTGCGAAGAACTGGGATCAGCAGACGGCAAAGCCTATAAAATCAAGTACATCAACATATTGACAGTAGACGGACAAGAACCAAACGAACTAGCCGCAGTGTATGGACTTGGACCAAAAACAGCAAGATTCAAAAGGAAAAATACAGAATAAATAACAACGATGGCACAGACAAGCACAACATTATCAAGTGAAAAATCACACATGAGCACTGATATCACTGGAACAGATATCAGTATATCTACTAGCGGCACTATTTCATCCACAGGAACTGTGCTGACGGGTTCTGGTAAATTAGCAGTAAGAGACCTTGTTACAATCACAGGTACTGAAAACAATAATTCAACTTTCACTGTAAAAGAAATTGTTTCAACGACAGAATTCACAGTAGAAGAAACAATTACAACAGGCGATGATGCTGACGGTTCTACAGAGTTTACACTTGACATGACAGGTTTTGTTACCGACAAAGCAAAAGGCGATGGCTACTATTCTCAACCAGACGGTGTTCACACTGTGGCGTACCATGTGAATAGTGCTCTGAATGACGATGAAAATATTAGCATTAAGATGCAAGGGACTCTAGCAACAACTCCAACAGAAGATGATTGGTTCGACATAGCAGGAACATCAATAGGACGGGACAATATAGACGGATCAACACTTGCTTTCAGTTCTAATTTTACTGGTAATTTTGTATGGGTAAGGGCAAAAGTTTCAGGAATGAGTGCTGGTGCAGTATCAAAAATCTTATACAACAACTAAAAAACTCCATAAACACTAGGTTCTAGCAAGATCAACTTCAGTTGACACATTACCGTTATATGTTATACTAATAGCATGAACGACAATGACCTAGAACAGATCAACACAGTTGATGTGAAAATAACATCGGAATCAATTGATGCCCATGTTATATGCCTTCGAGAGAACGGATACAAAGTTCTCAAGAATACTTCAGTATTAACCAGATATGCACTTTTCTTTTTACTTGGTGCTTTCATAATGGGGAATCTATTGCAGTGAAAAAGTTAAGAAACATTGTACTATCGGGTGTAATGGCCACTACGTTGACAGCCTGTGGCGGAGGTGGTGGCGGTGGTGCGATTGGTTCTGTTTCTAATTTTGTGCAAGATGATCTGTCAAGTCTTACAGGCAGTGAATCCATAATAAGTTCTTATTCATCTTTATTAAGTGGATTTAATAATACAATATCTAGTGGTAATTTGGCAGGACTTTCTGCAATTATCACAGGACCTACAGAAAAGGATATTGCAAAGGCTGGCAATCTATTAACCATGCTGGACCAAGCAGAAACTTTATGGACGCAAACACTAGACCTTATTGAATCACAAGATGCAGACACAAAATTGCAAATATACAACAGTGAAGATTACAAAAATGCCCATGCGGCAATATTATATTTGAAAGACCATGTGAAACCAGTGATACAGAAAGTATCCCAAGGACAGAAATTATCTCTTACAGAATATAACAAAGTTGCCAGTGATAAGAAAGCAGAAGAAATAATCAAGCAAGAAAAGGAAAACACGGTGGCGACATATGTGGCAGACAAGAAAACAAAAATTAATGCAGACAAGGAAAAGAAAGTAGCCAAAAAAGAAGAAACTAAAAAAGAAGAAACTAAAAAAGAAGAAACTAAAAAAGAAGAGAATAAAGTAGAAAAAGAAGAGGAAGTAAAAGAAGAGAAGAAGGAAGAGAAAAAGGAAGAAGAGAAGAAGGTAGTAAAAACACTTGGACACGAATTTAGAACAACAGAATTCAACAAGGATACTAGTAAATCAATCATCAATGCTGACAAGGCCTATGCAAGAGGTTGGACAGGTAAAGGATCTGTGTTAGGTGTTATAGACACATATCAACAAACAGATCACGAAGCATTAGATGGCAAATACAAATGGTACAAAGATTACGTTTTAAATGACTCGATTGTTGAAAATAAAGGAAAATATCAATCGCACGGTACACACGTGGCAGGTATAATTGCAGGTAACAAAGATGACAATCAGTTTCACGGTGTGGCCTATGATGCAGAACTAGTCGGCGCCAATGTTGACTATTACGGAAATTCAAATGCAAATATGGGCCAGGCACAGAACGCCTTACATGATATTGTAAAACTTAAAGCAAAAAAGTCTGATGGCGGAGAAGGCATGAACATTGTTGCAGTGAATATGAGTTTCAACAAAAATATACAATTTAATCACTATGGCACAATTAAAAAATTAGACGACGGCACATATTCATCTTCAGTAATTACTGCAAATAAAGGCAGTTCCAGTTATTGGAAAGTTGGCACAGACAACGATGTGGTACTTGTAAATTCAGCAGGTAACGGTATGATGGTAGACGGAGAAGTCAACACCGAATTTGCACTTGACCCAGGTATATGGGCAACAGAAGTTGACTCTAACGGCAACCTTGTGCTAGGCGGCAAAATGCTTATTGTAGGAAACTGGGGTGGCACAAAAGAAGACGGACAGGTTGTAGGCAGTAAATCAGGACACGTCTGTTTAGATATTGTTGATAACAAATGTAATGACAAATATCAAGTAAAAGATTTTTACATATTGGCACCAGGTAATAATGTATTTTCAAGTGTTGCCGGTGACGGTTATTCTGAGATGAGTGGTTCGAGTATGGCGGCACCGCAAGTGACAGGTGCAGTTGGTATCTTACATCAGATGTGGCCACACATGAAAGGTGAAAACCTAGTGCAACTTGTTTTGAACACCGCAGACACAAACATTAATGGATATGATGTCAATATTCACGGACAAGGTATGTTAGACCTGGACGAGGCAACTAAACCGCAAGGGGCAGTAGGTATTCCAACAACAGGCAGAGTTGATGGAACTGTGACAACATTAAACAACACATACTTTGCCACAGGTTCTACAGGAGCATTTTCAAATTTACAGGGACTGAAAATAATGGTGCTAGATGATTATGACAGAGATTACTACATCAATCTTGGTTCAAGCATCACTGTACAGGATAATAGAAAATATTCTGACACAGAAATGTTAATGGTGAACAACAACACTTTCTTGCCAGTGAATCAAAGTTTTGGTTCTTTCTCACAAGGCGGACAATACAGCCTACTTAATAATTACAATTTTGGATTTTACACAGGTGAGAACGGAGGCGGAGATTACTCGGCAAACATAGGTAAGAACTTTATGTTGCATAACAACTTTAAATTGAAAACAAGTGTAGGACAGATGAGTGAACAAGAAACTTGGTTGGGTAATTCTTCGGATGGTATACTTGCAGTTGGAGACAACAACAACACTAATTTTGGAAACATAGGTGTAGAGTACTTACTTGGAAATAATGTATTGAGTCTTGATTACACTAAAGGACACACAAATGTAAACACCACAAGCAACAGTCTGATTAAAAATTTCTCAGACATTGAAACAGAATCTTACAGGTTGGCGTATGAAATACACAAAGATACGCAAACAACTTTCGGTTGGTCGTTCTCACTTCCAAGTCATATAACATCAGGCACGATGGACTTGGAAGTAGCCGAAAGTGTTAATCTAGATGGAACGATTAATTACAAAAACATACAGAGTGATCTTAAGCAGGATACAAGGGAAAAGAACTTTGGATTCTTCTTCGCACATCAACCAGCGGATGACTTTGATGCAACGTTCAGTTTCAGTGCTGAATACAGACAGGATATAGCAGGACAACAAGGCGAAGATGGTGTACAAGTAGGATTGAAATATTTCAAAAGATTAAACCTTGCTTGTGGAATTCCAAACACCGGAATCAAACTACTTGATAAAAAATTAGGATGGGCAAAAAATCCAAAATGTTTCAACGAGGACGGAACACCAATAGATATGAAGAAATTATATGCCGCACAAAACGGCACAATCAACAACGCAGAAATGCATGGACTCAAGTATGATCTTGAAAAGGACATGTTTGTTCCAATAGAAGAGTAATGCAAAAAGAGATATACAAAGAAGATTATTTTGGCACTTTGATGTGCGTACTTGTAGACGAATCACGTAAAATATTACCTACATTTAATCCAACCAAGGAACTACACAAGATACAGAATGATATGTGCAAGGCAGGAAGTTGGATTGATAGTATGCCTGTTGGCACAATAGTTGAGTCGGTACCACAAAAGTCGATACAAAAATTACAGGCAGATGTACTTCCAGAATACAGAAGATTGGCGGCTAACTTGATAGACAAATTCATAGACGAGTTTGAGGCACAGGGCGGACGTAGGATTGAAATCACCGAAATATTCGAAAGGATGTACAAATGGAAAAAATAGAAATAACCTGTACTAAGAATGGCAAAACTAAGATGGCGGATGTACTGCAACAAACAGACAAGTATATGAAGGTGGCCCTAGAAGGAACTCAAATAGTCATAGAACTGTTCAGGGAGGACTTAAATACTCCGTACACAGGACATACAGCAGGACTAGAATTTGAATGGCAACCGAAAAACTAAAATTTAAAATAGAACTTTTTGCAACAATGTGGATGAAGGCGCCACACGTGGAAATCATTGTTGCTGACAAAAGTTATTTCAAAGGTGATATCACTGCAACAGAAGACAAACCGCAAGTAATAGAATTCACACACGAATTTGAGGAGGGTGAATCATACGAACTTGTTCTCAAGAAGACTGGCAAAACACTGGATCAAACAGTGGTAAATGACAAAGGCGATATACTCAAAGACCAATTGCTTCACATCAAGAATATAGAAATAGATGAAATTGATATTGGTTCTTTAGTGTTCGAAGGTGTTTACACTCCAGAGTATGCTGAACCATGGGCAACACAACAGGCCGAGGCAGGCAACAAATTGCCAGAAACATTAAAAAATGTCACTAAAATGGGGCATAACGGCAAATGGACTTTCACATTTGGATCACCATTTTACATGTGGCTTTTGGAGAACCTCTACTAATAAATATGCTTATATGAGAGCATCACAATTTATTAAAGAAGGCATAGACTCAGACGCAGTTAACGAACTTGATTCATACATCATGAACAACGAGGACTTGTATCGTAGACGTTTTATGCCCATCATATCAAACATAAAAAGAAAAATAAAAAAGAACGTGTACGATCATGAAAAAGCACAAAAACTTTGGATGTATCTAGTGGATGATGCGGCTAAAGAATATGTTAAAGAGTTTGGTTCTACACAAGACGATGTTGTTGACATGTTTCCTAAAGAAACAAGGCAACAGGTTGCTAGAGTAATTTCAGACAGAGAATTAGAAAATATAAAACAAGGCGAATACGATGTACCTCAGGGAATTGTTTCTTAAGGAGGACGATCGTTCAACAGCGGTATTTGCCTTTGGTCGATTTAATCCTCCCACAATAGGACACCAGAAATTATTAGACAAAGTCATTTCGATGGCCAAACAGGTCAACGGAAAAGGTTATGTGTTCCTTTCACAGAAGCAAAATAATAAAACTGATCCTTTGACTTTTAAAGAAAAGCAAGATTACTTACGAATGTTTTATCCACAACTGGCCATCGGCGATGCTGGTGTAAAAACAATTATCCAAGCACTACAGAAAATACAGGCAGAAGGCAGAACCAGAATAGTGATGATTGCTGGCTCTGACAGAGTAATGGAATTCCAGAAACTTCTAAATCAATACAATGGAAAACCAGACAAAGCAGGAAATGACCTTTACAAGTTTGATTCAATCGATGTTGTAAGTGCCGGCGAAAGAGATCCAGACCAAGAAGGTGCCTCTGGTGCCTCGGCATCTAAGGCAAGGGAACTTGCCAACAAAGGACAAGAACACGAATTCAGTAAAGTAATAATGGGTGGAAACACTGGTAAAAAGTTATATAACATATTACAAGATAGACTTGCGGAGCAGATTGACGAAAACAACAAAAAGTTGTATAATGAAAATATGGCAGATGGTAAACCAATTGTGTATCTTGACATGGATGGAGTTCTTGCAGATTTCTTCGGTGGTGTTGAATTCCTTTATGGTGTTGAGCACTGGAAAGAATTGACAAACGACAAGACAAAGGATCTTAAAAAACAAGTGATAGATAGGATCACGGGCACAGACTTCTTTGCGGTGTTGCCTAAATTTCCCTCAGCAGACGCATTAATCGATATGGTTAAAAAATTTACGGGTGGAAATTTTTCAATCAACACTTCACCATTAAGAGGTGATCATGAGAATTCAGCAAAATACAAAAAGATATGGATTGCAAACAACATAGAACAACCAGATGACATAATTGTCACTGGAAGAAAAGAATCGTATGCAAAAGACAAAGCATCAGGTACCCCAAACATTCTGATAGACGACAGACCTGTAAACATACAGAAATGGCAAGCGGCTGGCGGTTACGGAATATTATATCAAGCAAACAGAGACTCACTTGACAAAGTGAAGAAAGGACTAGAAGACTATGCCAAAGTTCAGCGGAATCAATAGACCATACGCGGCAGGTGAAATAGAAAAAACACCTCAAGAAAAACAAAGAGAACTAGATGAGAAGATGAAGGCCTTTCTAGCCAAAGGTGGCAAGGTAGAAAAAGTTAAGGCGCACAAACCTACCAAGCAACAGATAAGAGACTGGACCATTTAAATGGACGAGTTGGAGAGAATAAAGCAATTAGCAGGTGTGGATAAACTACCTGCAGATGAATCCATGGGTGAAAATCTATCATACGTGGGTACACAAAAATCACAATATCAAAGAAAACACAATATCAAACCGGGTACACCCGAGTGGTTTAAACTATGGTTCGCACAACCTAAACTCACTGGTGAAAACCCAATGCCCAAAAACAAATAAATACTCGCATATGCGAGCCACAGAATTCACAGAAACAAAATGTCCTAGGACTAGAGCAAAAGAATGTTCTTGTAGCAGGGTAAAAAGCATCACAGAGGGTGAATCCACTGTGATTGCACAATGTGACTTACAACATTCGGATGACGTCAATGGCAGTATATTATTGATGCAGGCTCCCGGAACTCCAACTTTGATCAAAGGCACAATCACAGGACTGAAACCTGGACTTCACGGATTCCACATACACGAGTTTGGCGACATGAGCAAAGGTTGTGAATCGATGGGTGGACATTACAATCCAGATGGAGTCGATCACGGAGACCTAAATGAAGGACACGTGGGAGATTTAGGCAACATAACAGCCGACGAAACTGGCAAGGCAGATTTCTCAATAAAGGCAAGTAGGGTAGACCTAATTGGTGAAAGATCTGTTGTTGGAAGAGGACTTGTGGTACATGCAGATGAGGATGATCTCGGAAAAGGCGGAGATCAAGAAAGTTTGAAAACAGGAAACGCAGGCGATAGATTGGCCTGTGGAGTAATAACTTTGAGGGCAAATGAATAATATAGTATTTTGGTTAATTGTAATAGGCATATCTGCATACTTGGGGATATATATTTGGTAGTATGAAATTTTTAATATTCAATGGCAGTTTAAAACCAGACGCAGAGTCAAACACATTCGCAGTGTGCAAGATGGCACAGTTGGCATTTGAGAAAATGGGCCACGAGTGTGAAGTGATAACAATGAGAGATCTGGATTATGAAGGCTCTACTTCAGATGTCAACGATGAATTGAAACCACACATAATGAAAATGTTCAAAGCGGATGGTGTAATATTTGCCACACCAATTTGGTGGGGTAATCACAGTTGTCACATACAGGCAATGCTGGAAAGACTAGACGTCATATACAGTTGGGCGAAAGACAACAAGCATCAACCTTTCTACAATAAAGTTTTTGGAACACTTGTATCAGGCGGCGGAGATGGATTCCAGCACATACACGGAGTCCTATATTCGGCGGCCAGCAACTTTGGATTCACTATACCACCGCAGTGCAACATAGAATCAAAAGCACAGGGCATGGATGAGATCACGCAAGACGATGACACACTTAACCAAGTGAAGAATTGCACAATCAACATGGTCACATGGGCAAACATTTTGAAACAAGGTAATCCCGCAAAAGACGGCAGGCACGGATCAGTAGACATCAATGAAGATTAAAGAAATTACAGAATACGTTCGTAAGTACGTCCATCATGACGTAAACAAGTTTCTAAAGAAATACGAAAAACAGGCAAAGGGTAGATCAAGAATGGGATATCATTCCATGATGGCATATCCATATAGAGTAAAGAAATGAAAATAAAAGAATTTGTAATAATGCCACACACGGCAGACACAATGGGTCTCATACACAAACCCGGAACAGGCCCAAACAACAGATTTGGTTTCAAGAATGTAGGCAACAATAGAGCGAACGAAGGCGCAATAAATTGGAATGCTCTGAGACAGGCAGACGCAGTGATGCCTTATCTCTATAACAGTCCAGAAGCCAGGAAGGCAGGATTAAAACCCAATCCTAGAGAACCAAACATCATAACATCGATAAATTTAAAAGAGCCACGTAGACCTGGAGAAACATTTACACCGTTGTACACAATGGGTAAAGCGGCATGGCAAAAATACATGGACAGTTGGTGGGCACAAAACAAAAATGATCCAAGGGCCAAAGAAAAAGTAGATCAAATTAAACAAGCGGCCGCAGATGCCAAGATGCCTATTAGTGAAGAGGCCGCAGGGGTTGGCATAGTAACTAAACAGAACGCCACAAAAGATGTACCAGTTGGTGGCCAGTACATGAACGTCAAGAAATTGAAGTTAGACTGGAAGGAATTCAACGAGAACTTCGCAGATGGCAAAAAGAAGGGCAAGAGCAGACCAGGACGTGTGAAACGTGCAGGTGCCAGTTGCAAGGGATCAGTAACATCATTAAGAAGCAAGGCGAAAAAGGCATCAGGAGAACGTGCAAAGATGTACCACTGGTGTGCCAACATGAAGTCAGGGCGTAAAAAATCAAAATAATTACTTCTATATGAAGTACATTCTCGGACTAGCACTAGAATACAAACACTACAAGAAACCTCTTAAAATCAGAACATATGCAGATGACCATCTCATAGACGAGCTCGATCTGACCGAAGACATTGGACGCAAAGGAAGTTTAGGAACTGGTAGTCACCTCGAATGGGAGCAAGGGTGGGGGAGAAATATATGGGGCAAAACTCCATGGTACGAAGGGGACGTAAACAAATACGGAAAATGGTACTTCAATCGCAAGAAACTTTCCATGTGTGAAAAAGTTTTTACCTACGAAATAGATGATAGTAATCTAAACAAACATCTTTCAATAGAGGTTCTGAATGATGACAACAACTACACAAATGGTTTTATGTCAAAATTTTCTTGGGTAATATTTGATATGATTTTCCTTATGCCAAAAAAATATTTTGAGAATATTGATCTAGTTGCCACAGAAAAGCCAGACGTACTTGGCAGAAGGCACAGGCGGTCAGGAATATACGACAGATGCAAAGTGCAAGATTGGAAATGGCCTTACACTGAGGACTTGGTATATGATCCAGAAACTGAACTATATGACAATAGATTAGAAAAAAATTTCCTATCTAGAGGAATACGTTTTGGCACCAGTTTTAGGTACGATTTTGATCTTGAAGAATGGGAAGGAATGAAAGTAATAAAACCAAAAAATGTAAGCCGTAAGTTCCTTAACGAACTGTACTGTTATATGAACGAAACATTTCTTACGTATTACGTAGATGGAAAACTAATAAATAGAAGTAATGAAAATCAATGAGGTTATAATGCGTGAACAGGCCACTGCAGGTGCTACAAGCGCCGGCAACATAGCCACTGTGACATCACCTCACATTGCCATAGGTAAGGACCGAGGCAACAAGGCATACACAGGATCACCAGGAAGATCAGGTACAAGGGCACCTAGATTACCAAAAATTATTCAACCAAAAAATCCAGATGGCACTGCCAAAGGTGCACACAATTTGCCTGGCGTAAATTTAATGGGTGGACCACTGGTCAAAAGATAATGAAACCACTTGAATTATTAAAGGAATGGATTGTAAAGTGCTTAAATTGTGGTTGCGACAGCCATTGCGGAGATATTTGTAAACGCAAACAAAATGAATACCCTGTAGACGGTGGTGCAGAGTATGAAATAGAGGTATGTAAGCACTGTCGCTGTGAAGCCTGTGCTTAATAAATACGGATACTATGAGATTCCACGAATTTGAAAAAGCAGAAGGATCCACACTTGCAGTGAGGCAAATCAACAGATATGCTGACGAGTTAGGCAAACAATCAATGGATTATGAAGTGATGAAGGATGCCGCTGAAATGCTAGACAAACAGATGCTGAAATCGTTAGCACAACTTCTCGATGATTCAGACACTGCTCCGAGAGAGTGGATAATGAAAACAATAGCAGATCACGATCCAGAAACTTTCAAAAAAATGTATGGTGACCAAGAAGGCTATCTGTCAGTAATGAAGCCAATGAAAAACTTAACAGATGCTGAGGACAACACAGCCAGAAGCATGAACAAGTACGGACTGGCCGCAAGGAACAAGGACGGCAAGTTCTACTCTTACAGACACGGCAAACTGACAGGCACATTTGACAACATGGCCGATCTACAGAAACACCAACATGATTTGATCAAGGACGAGTCAATGGAAGAGGGTGCAGACTTCTATGGCTACTACAAGGATCCAAAAGATCCTGAAGGTAAGACAATGACATATCCAGATGACATGGAGTTCAAAACACCACACAGATCAAACGCAAACGCAAGGATGTTGTTGTCAAGGATAGGATTGGACCCAGACTTCGAGAACACAGGTTCAACTCCGATTGAAAAATTTTTAGCCGCAACAGACAAATACCTCAGAATGAATGTCAGTGACAAAGATAATCCATACTACGATGAAGTAGAAATGTACGACATGGAAGCAAAAAGAATTAAGAAACAACACCCAGAAGTAACACACGTAGGATTTAATTAAGATGAAAATTAATGAACTACACAACCAGCCAGTCGAAGCAGACACATATGAGGCTTCGATGGCTCTTAACCAATTGTTAAAGATTGGCAAACACGCAATAAAAATACACAACATGATCGATGACTCCGCGGAGATGGAGGCATGGGTGGCAAAGAAAATTGACCTTGCGGGTGACTATGTAAAAAAAGTGCATGGCTATATGCAGGGCGAGAAGGCCGGCCTATACGATGATGGTGGCATGACGGAAGACGCAGGCGAAGGACACATGAGTAAAAGCACATTGTATCACACTGCCAAGTATGCGATAGAGTTGATGGACATGATCGACAAGGGTGATGACCTTGAGGGTTGGGTGCAGAGCAAATTGAACAAGGCGGCAGATTACCTACAGGGTGTACACAACTACGAAGAATATCAGAAACTTAATCCATACAGGGAAGAATTAGACTCAAACATATTACAAAGACATGCTGGTATAGTGCAGAAACACATTGATGAGATTCTAGCAAGGGAAACTTCGTTAGATGATGTGGACACAAAGCCAGGCATGATGAATATACTTGCCAAGAGGGTAAACGAAGTTGAAAAAGAGATAGCAAAAGAACAAAGAAAAAATAATGAGGAAGCACCTCCAGGCAGAGAGAAACAGGTTAAAGCACTTAAGAAAAAATTCAAAGACAAGGGAGCACCTTACGCCATAGCATGGGCACAGCATAACAAACACGGCAAGCCTAAAAAAGAAGCAGTGTTAGATGAAGGTATCAAAGACTGGGCACGTAACCTAGCAATGGCCGGTGTTGTGGTGGCAGGATTGGCAGGTGTTGGTTCGATACAGGACGCAATAGACAGAAGTATACCGGCTGTGCAGGCAATGGAGACAGCACTTGAATTAGCACAGGATCAAGGCAAAACAGAACTTGCTGATATGATTAAAAAAGACTTGTCAGCAGTCAAAGTAAGACTAGAATCTGGAAGAGACCTCAGTTTCGTAAAAGGTATGCAGGAAAAATATAGCAAATTTGTAAAAACCGAAGCATTGGCATACGAGTCAAAACTTGCTATACTGCTTGATCAACGCATTAAATAAAAGTACAACAAATATAAATACTTCATATGGCACGTAATAAATCAACAGAAAATAGTTTTGCAGACTTGGTTGCTCGTTTGAAGGAAATGAGCAATAGTTCACCAGAACAAGAGCGAGCAGAATTGATGGAAGCCGCGAGATCAGAGCCTAAAGTTTTAGATGATAAAGATATTTCATTGGCAGATATAGCCAAACTAGCAGGAATCAAAGAATACACAGAAGAACCAAAAGTATCGGCAAAAGCAGAGAAATTAGTTGAGTCAATAACAGAAGAACCAAAAACAGAATCAGTCATAACAAAAGCCATCAAAGAATCAGATGCAGATGACTCACTAGCAACAAGCATTAAAAAAGCAGTGACTGAAGAAAGCAAAAGACTAGATAAAATTGCTGAATTAGAATCACAACTTGCTGAATTGAAAGCAGAACAAAAAGAAGAACAAACTTATGACGCAAAATCATTTAGAGAAGTTATGCAAAAAGATATCGCAGAATATATCAAAAACGCAGAAGAATCTCAACTTGTTGAACTATACAACACTTTCTCAGACAATGAAGCAGTTTACAACGAAGAACAAAAAAGCATTCTTGTCAAAACTCCAGAAACTACAGAAATAATAGCAGACGCGGAAAAGGCAGAGGCACCTGAGGAAGAAGTGATAGCAGATGACTCTCAAGACAAAAGAAATTTATCTGAGCCTCACAGGGGAGAAGAAAAAGCAGACGACAAAGAAGAAGAAAAAGAAGAAGAAGACGAAGACGAAAAAGCAGGCGAAGTGCCAATGCTAGATCCTGAGTTTGACGAAGGCGAGGACGTTGAATTGCCTGCAGAAGATAAGTTTACAAACGATCTAGACCCCGCAGAAAAAAAATAATCTAAAAAATTAAATAAGTGTATGCAATTACACTTGACCGACAACAAGTTCAATTCGAACCCTTATTGGAGTGAACGTATTAGCAGTGTATTCGCCTGTCCACCTAAAGACACCGTTGCACTGTTTGACCAGAATGGTTATGACCTTACCAAACTAGAGCAACTATATGCTGTGGCCAATGGTGAAAATACCACAAAACACAGGGACGGTGAACACATAACTTTGCGTAAGACCTGGTTCACAGACGATTCACCGGAATCTGGACCACATGTAAATCATGCCGTGATGTTTGAGAGAAAGGGATACTCAGGTGATGCCCTGCAACAACTTAAATCTTGGGCAGACTATCGACCACACTTCCACAAACTGGTTGCAATGAAACCAAAATGGGGACTGGATTTCAGCATAGACTACTGTGATCGTGAAGGCAATGTTTTTGAATTACTGCATTGGGAGTATGATGGTTTTGAGTACAACGAGATTGCAGACAAGAAAGCATCAATGGAAGAATTTTTACTCAATCAGGATTGGGATGAAAGGGCAAAAGCAATGCTAGAACGCAAGGATGAGTGGCATTCGTTAGGATTTTTTGAGCAAAGTGCATGGAAAACAAAGTTTTTTGGCATAGACAAAGAACGTTTCAAGATGGTGCTGTGGAAATAAATACATCATATGACGGGTATACCTTACAACTACGGCAAATACATAGACGACACTGTGAAACTACGAGACCAAGGTGTTGTTGATGCTAAGAAACAGGTGCAGTCACCTGCAAGTGCTGGTAGCAGAGGCTTGACTAAGACCACACAATTCACAAAAGACAAAACACAAATGCAGATGGGAGAATCGATTACAATGGAAGACATGAAATCTTTAATAAGCAGGATTGACGGTGTGAACGCAACAACTAACGAAGCACCGAAAGACAGCGACATAGATTACACAAAACTGATGTTAGACATTTCCGCTATGAAAGACAGGATAGCAGAATTGCCAATAGACGACGACAGGAAGACATCGGCTCTTACAGCACTTGGACAGGTTGAAGATGATTTATCAACAGACGAATCTTACGAGCCATTCCCAGAAGGTGATGAATTCAACATAGAAGAGGACGAGGATTTCGAAGAAGTGCTTGGTCCATTAGGTTTCCCAGAAGACGAGACAGAATTGTTTGACGCAGAATACAGAGGCAGAAAAGTGCCACTTAATAAACCAATGAGAGGTGATGTTAAGAAATTTAAAGTGTACGTGAAGGATCCAAAATCCGGAAACGTGAAGAAAGTAAACTTTGGACACGGCGGTACTAGTGCAAAAAGAAAAACTATGAGAATTAGAAAAAGCAATCCAAAAGCAAGAAAAAGTTTTAGAGCACGTCACAACTGTGCTAACCCAGGACCAAAGACCAAAGCGAGATATTGGTCTTGTAGAAAGTGGTAACATGAAAGTTAACGAAGTCACAGGAATCACATTAGAAGAGTTTGAAAAACTAGCAGAGAAGAAAGACGCCTGCTATCACAAAGTCAGATCAAGATACAAAGTTTGGCCTTCGGCTTACGCCTCTGGTGCTCTAGTTCAGTGTCGTAAAAAAGGCGCGGCCAATTGGGGCAACAAGAGTAAGAAGTAATGAAGATAAACGAAATTCTAGAAGGAACACGTTGTTGGAAAGGCTACGAGAAGAAGGGCATGAAGACCATGTTCGGCAAACGTGTGCCCAACTGCGTTAAGAGAGAACACGTAGACTTCTGTGTGAACTGCCATGGACTCGTGCTACACGAATCATTAGATGAAAATCTTAAGAAGTGGTTCAAGGACAAATGGGTACGAATGGGTCCAGGTGGAAAAATCCGAGGATCATGCGGTGGCAAAAGCAAGGGTGAAGGCAAGCCTAAATGTTTACCGAGGTCTAAAGCATACGCACTAGGTAAAAAAGGCAGGGCAAGTGCGGCACGTAGAAAAAGAAGAAAAGATCCAAATCCAAATAGGCGTGGTAAAGCAATAAACGTCGCTACCAAAAAGAAAAAATAATTTGCATTCATACAAAATTTGTTATATACTTGTTGAATAACAACAGGAGAAACAAATGGCAGTAAGAAACTTTAATGACGCTGAAAAACAAAAATTAATCCAAATCATTTCACAGGGCTCACAGGTACTAGGTGAGGTAGAAGATCTTAGATCGGGATTGAAAGACACAGTTAAAGCAATAGCAGAAGAACTAGAATTGAAACCAGCACTTATCAACAAGGCGATATCTGTTGCACACAGAGGCAACTATCAAAACATCGCTGACGAGATGGACACGCTGGAAAGCATACTAAACACAGCCGGCAAACTTTAGTGATAAAATTACTCAAAGAATTTTGGGTAAACAGTTATAAGACAGATAATTTTGCGTTCTATCTAGAACTGTTTTCCGTAATAGTCACAGTAATGGGTTCTGCAGTCTTGACTTTTACATCACCTCATCCTATAATGAGTATAGTGTTTCCTTTGTACTGGCTAGGGTCTAGCACCATGTGTTGGGCAGGATACAGACGAAGACTTGTTTGGATCGCTTGCCTTACAGGGTGGTTTACAATTATGAACACAATAGGATTATACAAGGTATTCATACAATGAGTTATATAGACGCACTATACAAAAAGGACGAAGACAGGATCTATGTTGTAGAACGTGATCCCAAAAAAGGACGTGTGTTCGTAGAGTATGACGCTAGGTATGTGTTCTACTATCCTGACGCTAGGGGTAAACACAGGTCAATGACTGGCGAACCGTTGCAGAGGGTAATTTGCCAAACAAACAAAGAATTCATCAAGGAGCAGAGGATAAGATCCAACAAGCAACTTTATGAACATGATATCAATCCGGTATTCAGATGCTTGGAGGAGAACTACCTAGGTAAGGAAACTCCAAAACTGAATGTTATGTTTTTTGATATCGAGGTTGACTTCGATCCAGATCGAGGTTATTCAACAACGGATGATCCGTTCATGCCTATAACTGCCATAAGTTGTTACATGGGTTGGACGGATCAACTGGTCACACTAGCAGTTCCGCCAAAAACAATCAGTATGCAAGATGCGAAGGTGCTTACAGAACGTTTTCCTAACACAATGCTTTTTGAAAAAGAAAAAGATATGCTTGATGCATTTTTGCAACTAGTAGAAGATGCAGATATTTTATCAGGATGGAACAGTGAGGGTTATGATATTCCATACACTGTTGGAAGGATACAGAAAGTGTTGAGTGGTGATGACACAAGGCGACTTTGTTTCTGGGGCGAAAAACCAAAGAGGAGAGTGTTTGAAAAGTATGGCAGAGAACAGTTAAGTTTTGACCTTGTGGGTAGGGTGCATTTGGACTTGCTCGAACTATACAGGAAATACACATATGAGGAAAGACACAGTTTCAGACTAGATGCAATCGGTGAACATGAACTTGGAGAAAAGAAAACAATATATGAAGGTTCTTTAGATAACCTGTATAAAAATGATTTTGGATTGTTTATAGAATACAACAGGCAGGATACTGCACTATTGGCCAAACTTGAGAAGAAACTAAAGTTTATAGAACTTGCCAATGAGATTGCACACCAGAACACAGTGTTGCTTCAGACTACAATGGGTGCGGTTGCAGTAACTGAACAGGCGATAGTGAACGAAACACACAGACGTGGCATGATTGTTCCTGGTAGAAAATACAAGAAAGAGGGAGAAGAGAACCAACCGGCCGCGGGTGCATACGTTGCCACTCCACAAAAAGGTATACATGACTGGATTGGTTCCATCGACATTAACTCACTGTATCCATCTGTCATTAGAGCACTGAACATGGGTCCTGAAACAATCGTAGGACAGATAAGACCTGTGATCACATCAGCAGAAATAAACAGAGCCAAACATGCCAAGAAATCATTCGCGGCGGCATGGGACAGTCAGTTCGGGAGTTGGGAATATCAGGCAGTAATGAATAAGGAAAAAGGTACAGAAATAATTGTAGACTGGGAAGACAAAACAAGTGTGAGGATGAGTGCGGCACAACTTTATGATATTATATTCGACGGCAACAACAAATGGATGTTGAGTGCGAATGGTACTATATTCACATACGAGTATGAAGCAATTATTCCAGGATTACTAAAACGTTGGTATGCAGAAAGACAGGAAATGCAACAGAAAATGCGAGATTGTGCCGATAATGAAATTGAAAGGGAGTATTGGGACAAAAGGCAACTTGTCAAAAAAATTAATTTGAACAGTTTGTATGGCGCAATACTTAATCCAGGCTGTAGGTTCTTTGACATCAGGATAGGACAATCAGTCACCTTGACCGGTAGATGTATAACAAAACACATGGGAGCCAAAGTAAACGAAATTGTTGCAGGCAACTATGATCACAAAGGTGAAAGTGTTGTGTATGGTGATACTGATTCAGTGTATTTTTCAGCACATAAAACATTGAAAAAAGAAATCAATGATGGATTGATACCATGGACAAAAGAATCTGTAATTGGGTTATACGATAAAATTGCAGAAGAAGTCAATGGATCTTTTAAGGCATTCATGACCAAAGCATTCCATTGTCCAACAACAAGAGGAGATGTAATTAAAGCAGGCAGGGAACTTGTTGCTTCGAAAGGATTATTCATAACAAAGAAAAGGTATGCAGTGTTATACTATGACGTGGAAGGCAAACGTACAGATGTGGAAGGCAAAGAAGGCAAAATGAAGGCCATGGGACTAGATCTTAAACGTAGTGATACGCCTGTTTTTGTACAGGATTTTTTAAGTGACTTACTATACATGGTATTGACAGGCAAAACAGAAACAGAAGTACTGGAAAAAATAAGTGAATTCAGAGCAGAGTTCAAAGCAAGACCAGGTTGGGAAAAAGGTTCACCAAAAAGAGCAAACAATATGACAAAGTACACAGAAGCAGAAGAAAAACAAGGCAGAGCGAATATGCCTGGACATGTGAGGGCAAGTATGAATTGGAATAAATGCAGAGAAATGTATGGAGACAAGTATTCTCTTCCTATCACCGATGGTGCAAAAGTAATTGTTTGTAAATTGAAAAACAATCCATTAGGTTATACTAGTATTGCATATCCTGTAGATGAAATGCGTATACCAGAATGGTTCAAAGAATTGCCATTTGATAGCGATGCAATGGAATCAACAATACTAGATCAGAAAATTGATAATCTTATAGGAGTGCTAGGGTGGGACGTGCAATCAACTGAAACCACAAATACATTTAACAAACTATTTGACTTCTAAATAACCATATGCTGAGCATAGAAGAAATCAAACTACTAATTGAAAAACTAGAAAAAGTCAAAAAAGAAGACTTACAAAAGTTAATAGATTCGAATCTAAAAATACTGCGTGATATAGCAACCGCGGTGGATGCCAATAACCAGGAATCAATCAACAGATATGATAAAACGCCAGAATGGTTTGTGAAAGATGTCGAAATGAAGAGAGCAAAACCAGTAACCGATGAATTCCTATACAGGATGGTGCAAACAAAAATATATCAATTTGCGAGAAACGGTGCTGAATTTAACAGTCTTGAAATTGGACCGGGATTTGGTACATTTTCAAAAGAATTTAGAGCATGGCGATTAAATTTCTTCCTTGACATAATACCGGAGTTTGAAAGGACAGTTCGTAGAAGATTCAATCCAGGCCACCAAAAATATATAAAATGGTACAACACCGATGAAAACAACTGGGGCCTAGATAATAGACATAAAATACCAACTGCATCATGCAATTTTATCTTTAGTTGGGACACATTTGTGTTCTTTACACAAAAGCACATAGAGGAATATCTTAGACTGATAAAAAGGATATTGATTCCGGGTGGTTATGTATTTTTGCAATACGCAGACTGCCATTATGATGTTGATTTACATAATGCAAAAAGAGGTTATTGGGCGTTCAACAACAAAAATGCAATGACCAAGATGATTAAATCTGCTGGTTATGATGTTGTAGAAATGAGTCAATTCAGGCCAGGTGCCAATTTTGCCATTTTCCGTAAGCCTGGTAAACAAAATCCGGTTGTATACAAAGTTTCTGAAATAACACTAGACTAAGATCTAAATATACTATACAATAAGACATTATGATAGACATCTTAAAAGACATCGTTAAGCACACGCATGGACTGGGATTTTTAGATCTTGTTAAAATTACTGGTGATGACAAAGAAACCAATATCGACAGTATGGCAGAAGACAGATCAGTAATCTTGCAAGGGTCTTTTCACAAACCACAAGCGGAAATGTCTGGTACGTTTGGTATGCCTCAGATGGGTAAATTAGATATCCATTTAAAGTGTCCTGAGTACAAAGATAAAGCAAAGATAACTGTATTGTCCGGCGAAAGAAATGGAGCCACAGTTCCAACAGGTATACACTTTGAGAATGAAAAAGGTGACTTTAAGAACGACTACAGATTTATGAATGCTGAGATAATCAACGAGAAACTTAAGACTGTGAAGTTTAAGGGAGTTAAGTGGGACGTTGAAATAGAACCAACAGTGGCAAGTGTACAAAGATTCAACTTCCAGGCAACAGCAAACACAGAACACAATTCATTCGTTGTAAGAACCGAAGATGGAAACCTGATATTCACATTCGGAGATCAAGCATCACATGGTGGTGAGTTTACGTTTGCAACTGACGTTAAGGGCACTCTTAACAAAGGTTGGAGTTGGCCGGTAGGACAAGTATTGCAGATCTTGAAACTATCTGATTCAGCGAAAGTCATGTTGCACTTCTCAAACGAGGGTGCTATGATGGTTTCTGTTGATTCAGGACTAGGCAAGTATCAATATATTATACCAGCACAGGCGCAGTAATGACTGAACAGAGTAGTAAGCAGGAACACTTAGGAGAGTTAAGTAGAGACTTTGCTGTATTCCTGCCTGCTATTTCGAACTTTTACAATACTTTCATATCAAAACAAAGAGTATCAGAGGGCAAACACATAGCCGAAGAAAGAATTCCTAAAACATTCGAACACGGGGTAGAGTCATTGAACTTTATAAATCCAGACAAAGGAATGTTCACTTATCCTACCGCATTGTATTCGGCAGGACATGCCTGTCTTGATATGGATAAGGTTGCAGACAGAGATCATATGTTTGTAAACAGAGATAGAAAGTTCAGTACAATAGTAGGCGACTCAGGTGGATATCAAATCGGCAAAGGTGTAATCAAATTTGATTGGAAAGACTTTGAAGGTAACAAAGCAAACAAAGTGAGATCTGATATACTGAACTGGCTAGAACTGACAAGCGATTGGGCAATGACACTAGACGTACCAACATGGGCGGCAGATGATTTGAACAGTCCTAAAACAGGGTTGAAAAGTTTTCAAGACACACTAGATGGAACAATATACAACAACAAATTTTTTCAAAAGAATAGATTAGGACAAACTAAACTATTGAACGTGCTACAAGGCGACGATTGGAACACTGCACAGATATGGTATGATGCTGTAAAAGATTTCGAATTCGAAGGATGGGCAATGGGTGGTATCAATATGTGTGATATGGAAGTAATGCTCAAACGCCTAATCATAATGAGAGATGAAAAGAAACTTGACGGCAAAGATTGGATGCACGTACTGGGTACATCACAGATGGATTGGGGGTGTTATCTTACACAGGTACAGCGACAGGTTAGAAAACATATCAATCCAAATTTCACAATAAGTTTTGATAGTGCATCAGCATTTTTATCAACAGCGAACGGACTTGTTTACACACACAACTCATTTGCCAATGACAGATTCTCATTCGTTATGGACAAGGCGCCGGATGACAAGAAATTGAAAGGTTCCGAAATACAATTTCCATTCGATAGCGGTGTCGGACGTAGATTGAAGATGAAGGACGTGTGTTGGTATGGTGAGAAGGATCTAAACAAGAATGGTAAAATTGGTGCAACCAGTTGGGACAGTTTCAGTTATGTGTTAATGATGGCCCACAACGTATACAATCAAATCAGAGCGATACAGATAGCAAATGATTTAAATGATATCGAATCAATCAAATACAGACCAGAAGTAAAACATTGGCGGAAAACAAAAGCGTCAGACAAAACTGACGAGCCAAGTATATACGTTCCTAGGAATATATTGTATTTCAACACCCTAGTCGAAGAAGTATTCACAAGTGAGACCCCCATGGAAGTCATAAGCAATGCATCAAGTTATTTGGCAGACATTAGAGGCAACAGATGGGCAAGAGCAACAGGCGGTGGTAAAGGCACAAACAATTTCAGTTCATTATTCGAATAGGAGGAAGCATGGCAACTGGTAACTTTAAGAAAAACAAAAGGCTAAAAAAGTTGATTGACCATCACACCTATCTAAATAAGAAGGTAGAGGAACTTACCAAAGATAGGAAAAAAGATAGAAGTGATGAAAGCAAACAAATACTGATGCGTTTGAAGAAAACCAAATTGGCAACGAAGGACGCAATCGCTTCAGCAAAAGCAAAACTTGGTTTGACAAACAAGTAATTTGTAGTATAATAGAAACATGGACAGAGATTACAAAACAGGCAAGAGTGATAGTATAGGTATATTTTCAGGATTGGAAGTAGAACACACTCCAGCATATGGCAAACAGACACTATTCCTAGCAAGAAACGATTTAACATTTCATAAAATTAAAGAAATTGCGGAAAAGGTAAATGCAGAAGCCATTTACTATGGTGCAAACAGAACATACATGCATAACCACGGAATGCAACTGGCACAAATGAAAAAATTTATCGAGGACGGTTATTTTGTAACTGTTGATTATGATTACAGCATACACAAAGAAGTAAAAGAAAAATTTAATATGTTATGGAACAATGAAAAATTCATTCCATTCTGTTCAGTAATATTTCCAAATAGTGAAGAAGATGATCAACTTTGCATAAAGGTTGATGATGTCGATTTCAACAAAACTAATCCAGGAGTTTGGACGATGAGCATGAATCATTTCAAGCAGTCAGCAGGATTCACATCTTGGAAAGAATACAAACAAGACGAACCAATAGAGGAGAAACAATGGGCAACGTAATAGATGACATGTATAATGTTCCAGATGTTGAGACTAAAAGAGAACAAGCACTAAAGGAACAAGCGGCAAAAGGATCAAAAATGATATGGGTTACATTCAGGAAAGAAGGTATCCACAAATATCCAGCGGCGTTGGACGATCCAAAATTAAAAACTGGTGATATGTATGATGTATCATTTCTAGGATATCCACACAGACACATATTCCACTTCAAAGTGGCCATAGAAGTGTTTCATGACGACAGGGACATAGAGTTCATACAATTCAAAAGATGGATGGAAAATATGTATGCAGATGGCACAATGAAACTTGATTTTAAATCTTGTGAAATGATATCAGATGATTTATACACAGCGATAGCAAAAAGATATCCAGGAAGAAAAATTGAAATAGACGTAAGCGAAGATGGTGAAAATGGAAGCCATGCGGTTTACGAAGTGCCAGTAATGGGCGGAATATAATGAAAGAGATTCATATACAACAAAAACGAGCAACAACTAGAATGGGACATTTACCCGTAGAGGGTGGTGGCTTGAATGCTGGATATGATACAGTTGATGCGGTGGCAAACATCTGCACAACGGCAGGTAATCTTGGCATGAAGTATGGCAAGGACTTTATCTGGGCATACGCAGGATACGAAGAAGTAGGGGACGATCTTGAAGATTGTATTACACTTATGGTTAAGGAAGACAAATACGAATCGTTCTTGCAACTTGCCATTCAAAATAATCACAAAATAAAACATACAAACACAGGAACAGTAAAACTTATAAAGGAGAGAACATAAATGAAAGTACCATACACAAATTTTAAAACTAGAACAGGCGACGACACAGCAGTAGGTGGTTGCGGATTTATAGGTGGTGAATGGAAAGACGTAGACACAGTTGAAATTTTTGATAACAAGAAAATTGTCGTTTTTGCACTTCCAGGAGCATTTACGCCCACTTGTAGTTCACAGCAGTTGCCAGGTTATGAAGAACTGTATGATGAAATCAAAGCACAGGGTGTCGACGAAATTTACTGTCTTTCAGTAAACGATGCTTTTGTAATGAATGCTTGGTTTAAAAATCAAGATATCAAGAAGGTCAAGCCAATAGGAGATGGTGAAGGTGTTTTTACACAAGGTGCAGGATTTCTTGTAAGCAAACCGGCACAGGGTTTCGGAATGAGATCATGGAGATATTCTATGTATGTCGAAAACGGAACTATTGTAAAACAGTTTGTTGAAGAAGGACAAAACAATTCAAGTGAAGACAATGATCCATTTGAAGTATCAGATGCAAAAACCATGTTGGAATTCTTGAAAGACCTTAAAGCAAAAAGGGGAAATGTATAAACCATTACCAGACGGATTGACTGTGAGGGAATCTGATGTGCAGGGTCTCGGACTATTTGCAACAAAGGATTTCGACGCTGACGTTGTGTTAGGAATAGTGCATATTCGGAATAAAAATTTTCCACATGGAGCAATTAGAACTGCCTTAGGAGCATTTTACAATCATTCAGATAATCCGAATTGTAGGAATGTAAAAGGTTTTTGGCATCAATTACCAGTACATTACCTAATGACTACCAAAACAATCAAGGCCGGAGATGAACTTACAGCAGAATATAGTTTGTATAAAGATTTCAGTGACAAATGGGATTAAAGGAGTTATAATAAACGTATGAAGATATTTTACATGGGATTAGAATCTTATCAAGCAAGATACACTTTTCAATTGACTGACTGGACAAAAAGAGCATATGACAAACGTGGCGTGAAGTATGAAATTGTTCCAGGCGAAACAATAGATGATTCAGAAGCAATAGTAACAGGACAGGTGCTAGATGCACATGGCAGAAGTTATTTCAGCATGAGCCAGATGATGAACTTGGTCAAGATGCTGAAGGCAGGAGAGATCACAAGTAAGGACGCAATTTTCTTTGAGGATATGTTCCAACCAGGAATGGAATCACTTCCTTATATTTTACAACAGACACCTGAGAAGTACAGACCAACAATATACTTGCGTTGTCTGGCACAGGCAATTGATCCTGATGATTTCGTACACGTATGGGGTATGAGCAAATGGATGAGTTTATACGAGCAGATGTGCAACGAGATTCCAAATGTTGTAATATTGGCCAGCAATGAAGAAATGGTGGCAAACATGAGAATAGCAAACTGGAAGGCACCCATATACAACATATCAGGATTGAGTTTTGGAAAAGAAGAGGTTCAAGGTAGAGTAGAACAGAAGCCATTCATAGAAAGAAAACAGAGAGTGGTTTTTGGTGCAAGATGGGATCAAGAGAAGCAACCACAATTCTTTATGGATCTAATTCAAGCATATAAAAAGAAACATCCAGAGACAGAATTTGCAATATGTCAGGGTGGTCCTTTGAGATCAAACAATGACTATTACGTGAAAGAAGCCAAATATCTAGAAAAAGAAGGATTACTTACAATTCATGAAAATTTGAAAAAAAATGATTACTACAATATACTTGCTGATTCGAGAGTACTATTCAATTGTGCTTTACAGGACTGGACATCTAACACTGTGTCTGAAGCAGATGCTTTAGGCTGTAATGTTCTTTTTCCGGCATACAGATCTTTCCCAGAAGTATTTGCAAATGACCACACAAGATTGTATGTGCCATGGTCACAGGAAGATGCAATGAACAAGTTAGAATTACTATTAAGCAAACCATCCCCTAGTATGGGTCAAATATCAGATTGGACAAACGGCACAATCGACAGAATGTTAGACATCATGACAGGCAAGGGTGAACAATGGAGAAGAGATGGACAACACTATAGAACACCAGTATCAGAGCCCAAGTATTAAAGGTCTGAGCAAGGCAGTGCTAGTCACGGGCGGAGCCGGATATGTGGGTTCACATACCTGTAAGTTTTTGGTCAAGAACGGATTCACACCAATAACCATAGACAGAGATCTAAGATTAAAACACAAACCTGTTTCATTTGGTCCATCATATGATATAAATCTACCACAGGAAATCGACAGGCTTGACGAGATAATAAAAAGATACAATGTAACAAGTTGTATACATTTTGCCGGCAGTGCCTCTGTGTCCGAATCAGTGGTAAATCCATCGGAATATTATAAGAACAATGTTATTGCAACTGTTGTACTTCTAGACAAGTTGATAGAGTGTGGTGTGAAAACATTTGTTTATAGTTCTAGTGCGGCCACTTATGGTGATCCAGGATTGAAAATGTGTAAAGAATCTGACTGGGCAAAACCAATTAGTTCTTATGGAGCCAGTAAACTGATGATGGAAATGATATGCAAAGATTATTTGAGAGCATATGGACTATCAAGTGTTGGCTTAAGATATTTCAATGCGGCTGGTGCCGATCCAGATGCAGAAGTAGGAGAATTAAGAGATCGTGAAACACATATAATACCACTTGCAGTGGCGGCCGCCAAACAAGGTAAAACGTTCAAGATGTTTGGTGACAAGTATGACACTCCAGATGGTTCATGTGTAAGAGATTATGTCCATGTAATGGATCTTGCAGATGCACACGTTAAGGCGTTGAACTATGCCAATGACAATTCAGTGTCAGAAGTATTCAATTTAGGATCAGGAGCACCTGCGTCTAACAAAGAATTGCTTGATGCTGTGCAGAAACATGCAGGCGCTATGAACATCGAGATACATGACAACAGACCGGGAGATCCAGCATACCTGGTCGCTGACATATCAAAGGTAAAAAGCATTTTAGGTTGGGAACCAGCACAGAGTTCTATTGACAACGTGGTGGCAACTGCTGTAAAATGGTATAACAAGACTCACAAGAAGGAGATACAATGACAGACTCAGAAGAAAAGCAAAGAGCACTAGACGCCTCTATGGAAAATGAGAGTGTGGGACACAAAGACAACTATGGTCCTATGGTGCAAATATCAATCAAAGAATATGACAAGTTGAAAGAAAGATCTAAATATATCACAGACAGAGACATGATTGCCGTGATAGACAAAATTGAAGAATTGGTTAGAGCATTGAGAAAACATATCGTTAGATTGGACGTAGAATAATGGACGACTCCTTAAAAGACAGTTGGGTTCCGGAAGGACCTATCAGTAAGAAGATAAAAGACAGATTGCAGAAGGCAGGCAAGAGATTCCACTCCAATGACAACATCTCAGAATTCATAGAGGACGGTGAGATGGACCTATTGCAGGCAGAGGTACAAGAAAAACTTCAAGGCGTGTTAGACAGCCTTGTGATTGACACAGAAAACGATCACAACACACAGGAAACTGCCAAACGTGTGGCCAAGATGTACATAAGAGAAACATTTGGTGGTAGGTTCAAACCAGCACCAAGGGTTACAAGTTTTCCCAACATGGGTTACAAGAGTATGTACACCAGTGGTCCAATATCAATTAGATCAACGTGTGCCCACCACTTCCAGAACATTGTGGGTAATGCCTGGGTAGGTATAATTCCCAATGGTGAAGTTATTGGATTGAGTAAATTCAACAGGATCGTACATCACATCGTGGAGAGACCGCAGATACAAGAAGAGATGACAACACAGATTGCAGATGAATTGAAAAAGTATGCAAAGACTGACAACCTTGCAGTAGTGGTCAAAGCAGAACATCACTGCATGACGCACAGAGGTGTAAGAGAACACGAATCAGACATGACAACTGCAATTATGTTGGGTGCATTCAAGGAAGATCCTGCTACAAGAGATGAATTCTACAAAATCTGTATGAGTATGAAGGGACATGACTAGCAAATCTAAAAAAGACCAACAATTGGAGATGGGATTCAGCGAAGGAATAACATACGGTGGAGACCTAGACACCAGTTTCACTTACAGTTTTGGAGATTTAGATTTAGGAAACCCAGAAGAGGATATGCGAGAAAAATATCCTGCACTGAAACAGGCATGGGAACACTATCAAAGTATTTTAGAAGTATGCAAAACAAAGGAACAAGAAGATGAGGATTAATTACGACGCAAAATTGAATTTTGAGGACGTGCTACTACAACCAAAACGTTCTACATTGTCATCACGTAAAGATGTAGACATGACTCGTAACTTTACATTTAGGAACTCTGGCAAACAGATGAACTTCTTGCCTATCTTTGCGAGCAACATGGATGGTGTTGGAACCTTCTCAATGGCAAAAGTATTGCAAGAGTACAAAATGATGACTGTGATCACAAAAACTACCGGCATAGAAGAATGGCGGAAAGCAGTTGGCAGTGGTGTAAGGTTACAAAGTGTATCGGTTTGCACAGGCACAAATATTATGTGGGATAAGGAAGCACAGGATTGGAAGACAATGCAAGATGTATTGAAAAGTTTTCCTGACATAAAAATGATCACTGTTGATGTTGCAAACGCCTATCACCAGAACATGGTGGATTTTATTAAAAAGGTACGTGATGAATATCCTACAAAAATTATTGTTGCAGGAAATGTTGTAACCCCTGAAATGACAGAAGAACTTATTATCAACGGTGCTGATGTTGTCAAAATTGGTATTGGTCCTGGATCAGTATGTACAACAAGAACAATGACAGGTGTTGGCGTACCACAATTCAGTGCGATATTAGATTGTGCTGACGCGGCCAACGGTGTAGATGGACACATAATGGCGGATGGAGGTTGTGTGTACCCGGGAGATATAGCCAAAGCATTTGGTGGCGGTGCCCACATGGTAATGATAGGTGGCATGTTGGCAGGCCATGACGAGTCAGAGCAGGAAATAGTCGACGGCAAAGTAGAATTTTACGGAATGAGCTCGGATCGTGCAAGAGAAAAACATGGCAAACGTAAAGATGGATACAGAGGCAATGAAGGCAGATTAATAAGTCTGCCGTACAGAGGTCCTGTGCAACACACAGTAGAAGATATACTGGGCGGAGTAAGAAGTGCCTGCACATACATAGGTGCAAGAAGATTGAAAGATATGCCCAAGTGTGCAAGTTTCGTGACTACAAATAATGTTATAAACAGGATATATGAAAAATACGACAAATAAACCAATCGAACCTATAACAGAAAAACTTGACGACAAGATCAAGGCCCTTAATTCATCAAGAGTTTACAAAAAAGTTACACCTCGAGGTGACCTATCATGGTATATCAAATGGGCAAGTAGTATCACATTGATTGTGGCAATGCTTTTCACTTCTGCAAATATGTTTCCTGTGAATTTATGGATTGCAAATTTAGGATTTATAGGTTGGTTAATAGTTGGTATGCTGTGGCACGACAGATCATTAATAGTTTTAAACGCAGTATCATTAGCAATTTATTCTTTAGGTATTTTAAATTATTATTATGGAAGTTAAGAAGAATTATTTTACAACAGGACAGATGCGTAATGCATTAATTCAAATAGAAGATAAAATGGTGCACTCCAACTGGATGCCAAGCATTATACTAGGAATTAATAGGGGAGGTTGCATACCGGGAGTATATCTTTCACACAGACTAAACACTGCCCACGAAGTGCTAGATATAAGATTAAGAGACCATAAAGCAAAACCAAACCTAAGTGTGCTAGAAAAAGCATTTGCATTTCAAAAGAAAATACTAATCATAGATGACATAAACGATTCTGGTGCAACATTCAAGTATATAGAAGAAAATTTTGGCAAACATGAAGAACGAATAAAATTTGCCGCACTTATACATAACAAACCTTCAGAAGTAAAAGTAGATTACCATGGATACGAGATCAACAAAGACGAAGTGCCCAGTTGGATAGTATTTCCATGGGAAGAGTGGGACAAATAAACTAAAGGTTGTGTTGACACAATCGCGGTAATCATAGTACAATTAGCATACATTAATTAAACCTTAAGGAGGACTTAATGTTCAAAACATTAATGGCAGGTGTAGATAAAACACTTGTAAGAAATCTAGTAATTTTACACACGGCAGTTATTGCCTTATCGAATTATCTAGTCACAATCAGATTTGATTTATTCCCCGGAGCAGAACTTCCATTTTTTGGATCGTTCCCATTGGCGGCGGCGGCATTCACATTTCCGATTGTTGTAGTAGCGACTGACTTGACGGTTAGGTTGGTTGGCAAAGAAGCAGGAAGGGCCGTTGTTGCAATGGCAATCATTCCGGCGATCGTTGCATCAGTACTTGTACTGTTGGCATTAGGTGACCCACACGCATACAGAGTTGGATTTGCAAGTGGTACTGCTTATGCTATTGGTACCATGCTTGATGTGTACGTGTTCCAAGCAATCAGAGAAAGATCGGACAATTGGTGGGCGGCTCCGGCACTTTCAACTATCGCGGCAAACATAATTGATACATACTCGTTCTTTTATGTTGCGTTCGCAGGTTCGCTTGACGCAGAAGGTAACCTATCGTGGATTGGTGCAAACTGGCACGTGGTTGCACAAAACAACACATTGACTAAAATTGTAGTTGGTCTAATAGTATTCTTACCAGCATATGGTATCCTATTAAACAGGTTACAAGTTATAGGCAAAAAGAAATAGTGTGAAAGACAAAATATACACAGGCGCCGGTATTATTGCAGTAATATTAGCCGTGACGGCTGTTGTGGCATTCACACTATTGTGAGTTCTTGGGGGAGTTTTTTCTCCCCCATTGACAAAATATCTAAATACATATATAATTAAAAGTACATCATGGGAAACAAAGCAGGTAAAATTTGGGGACAAACAGAACTCATTGAAGCAAATGGTTCTTGCGAATTCCACAGGATAGATTTTGTAAAAGGTGGCACGTGTTCAAAGCACAAACACGAATACAAATGGAACGGTTTCTACGTGATGTCAGGCGAGATGAAAATCCGTGTATGGCAGAAGGACTATGAATTGATAGACGAAACTATACTTAAAGCCGGTGACTACACAGCCGTAAAACCAGGACTATATCACTCATTCGAGGGATTGGAAGACGGTGTTGCGTTTGAATTGTACTGGGCGGAATTCAGACACAACGATATACAACGAGAAAGTGTTGGTCATTTGAAGACAGATAACATAGTTAGACTGGACAAGAAAAATGACAAAACAAGAAAATAAAATTCCCATAAAAGGCTACGCAACTTTTCATCCATTGAAACATTGTTTGATCGGATCTGGATTCAAAGCAGAATGGTTCAGAAACCTTCCCATCTATAAAAATAATAAAATTATGGACCCCCTAAGGCGTATTGCAGAAGAAACCGAGGAAGATTTTGAGACACTTGAAAAAATATTGAAAGAAGCCAATATCAAAACTTACCGTGCCAGGTTGAATATGGAAAAGTATGGATCTCTACAAAACATTTATAGACCTCCAATGGCACCAAGAGATCACTTTGCAGTTCTTGGAGAAAAACTTTATGCAGTTGGTGGGATATCAGAAGGATATGCAGATGTGTTGAAACAGATAGACAGGAAAAATCTTATAATAGAAAAGGCAGGGTTAGAACCAATATCTACTGCACACATTTGTAGAGTTGGAAAGGATATATGGTGGGATATATCAAATAAGATGGACAAGGATTTGATAGAAAAGTACAAGACACTCTGGACTGAAGAAGGATTCAGGGTTCACCTTTCTCACAGAGGACATCATACAGATGCTGAATTTTGTGTTGTTAAGCCAGGATGTATAGTATCTATGTACGATGTGCAGGATTATAAAAAAGAATTTCCGAATTGGGACGTTCAGTATGTCGCAGATAAGTCCTGGGACAAATTAAGTTCATTCATGCAGATGAAAGATAAGGTCGGAGGACGTTGGTGGTTAAAAGGAGAAGAACATAACGATGAATTAATTCACTTCGTTAACACCTGGTTAAATGATTGGGTAGGTTTTGTGGAAGAAACTGTGTTTGATGTCAACATGCTGTCACTTGACGAAAATACAATCATATGTAACAATTATAATAAAGATGTATTTGATTATTTTAAAAAACATAAAGTTGATCCAATCATATTCAACCCAAGACATAGATTCTTTTGGGACGGTGGAATACATTGTATAACACAGGATTTATATAGAGAAGGAACCATGGAGGACTATTTTGGATAAGATACCTATCAAATCCTATGCAAACTTTCACCCATTGAAACATTGTATAATTGGGTCAGGATTTCAAGCAGACTGGTTTCATGACTTACCTATATACAAGAACAAAAAAATAATGGATCCTTTGAAACGTATTGCAGAAGAAACTGAGGAAGACTATCAGATGCTTGTTAAATTATTGCAAGATGCAGGTGTGCAAACTTATAGACCAGAATTAAACATGGAAAAAATACAATCATTGCAGAACATCTATAGACCTCCTATGATGCCTAGAGATAGTTTTGCTGTGTTAGGTGAAAAATTTTATTCTTGTACTGCAGATGGTAGGAAAGGTTATACAGATATTATCAAACGTATAGATAAGAAAAACTTATATTTAAAACAGATCGATAGTGCAGTATCAAGTGCTAACATAATGAGAGTGGGCAAAGACATATTTTGGGATCATCACGAGGGAGACAAAAGCAACGGGTTAGTCGATGGCTATCCAAAGATGTACAAGGAGATACTTGACGATTTACAACAACAAGGCTTCCGCGTTCATCACACGTATAGAGGTTATCATTCAGATGCTGTGATGTGCATAGTAAAACCAGGGTGCATTGTGTCATTGCACGATATACAAAACTACAAAGAAACATTTCCAGGATGGGACGTGTTGTACATACCAGATCAATCTTGGAACAGTGTAAGTGATTTTGGAAAAATAAGAAAAAAAGTAGGTGGCAGATGGTGGTTAAAGGGAGAAGAACATAACGATCAATTGATAGAATTTGTAAACACATGGCTGAACGATTGGGTAGGTTACGTAGAAGAAACTGTGTTTGATGTCAATATGTTGCAACTTGACGAAAACACAATTATATGCAACAATTATAATAAAGAAATATTTGAATTTTTTAAGAAACACAAGGTTGAACCAATAATATTCAACTTTAGGCATAGGTTTTTTTGGGATGGTGGAATACATTGCATAACACAAGACCTATATAGAGAAGGGACAATGGAGGATTATTTTGGCTGACATTTATCACATATTCGCAGATCATAATGCAGATGTAAACGCAATGGAGTTTACAACAAAGATGCGTAAATTTCTCGACCAGATGGTTGAAATGAAAAGAATGAATTCCTATAGACTTACAAGAGCAAAACTAGGATTCAGATCAATGAATCTTCCAGAGTTTCACATAATGATGGAGTTTGATAATATGCAACAACTAGATGATGCAATGACTTCTGTTATAAGAAATGAAAAGAATATAGAGGAGTCACACGTTGGATTCAACCAACTAGTTGATGTTGAAACAATACAGCATTTTCTGTACAGAGATTATCCAGACGATATCAAAATTGAACAACCAAAAGTGCAAGAAAACAAACCAATAGATCCTGAGTTAGAGAAACGTATGAAAGGCAGTTGGACAGTTGAAGAGATTGTTGAATCAATGAAAAACAGTCATCCGGAGATATGGAAAAAGTAGAAAAAAAATATTACTATTCTGAAATATTTCACAGCATACAGGGTGAAGGACACTACACAGGCGTTCCAACCGCATGGATAAGATTCTTCCTTTGCAATTTACAATGCAATGGCTTCGGTCAAAAAGATCCAACGGACCCAAGCACATATGAACTGCCGTTTGAGAATTTTGATGTGTCAAGTGTAAAACGTGTTGAGGACTTGCCTGTGTGGGACAAAGGCTGTGACAGTTCTTACACATGGGCAAAAAAATTTAAAGGTCTTATGGGACAGGAGACTCCCACTGTGTTGGCAGACAAACTTGTTGACATCATAAAGACAGAATCAAATCCAGAGGGTAAATTTTTACATCCGTTTTCTAAACAACATCAGCATCTGTGTTTCACAGGTGGCGAGCCTTTGATGATTACAGGACAGGCCGCAGTAGTTGGAATATACAGGGCACTTGAAAAACGAAATAATCTTCCAGGGTCTATGACATTCGAAACAAATGGCACACAGATATTGAAAGAGCCTTTTAAGGAGTGGGTAAGAAACATAGACACAGAAGTGTTCTTCAGTGTAAGTCCAAAACTGTTCACGGTGTCGGGCGAGAAAACAGAAAAAGCAATCAAGCCTGAGAACGTGGCCGAATACTACAAACTATCCAAAGCAGGCCAGTTAAAATTCGTTGTTGGATCCGCAGACAAGGAATGGGACGAAATGGAAAGCACAATCAAGAAATTCAGAGACGCTGGTGTAGATTGGCCAGTCTGGGTGATGCCAACAGGTGCTAGGGAAGAAGAACAGACAGCAACGGCTGGTAAAGTGGCGGAGAAGGCATTCAAGAAAGGGTATAATGTGGCCGCAAGAGTCCATGTGTATCTATTTGGTAATGCTATTGGAACATAGGTAGACTAGGAGGTAAAAATAAAGTATAATAATGTTATGAAGGTAAAGAAAACAAAAAAGACTACAATTAAGAAAAATAAAAAAGATTCTAAAAAAAGTCAAGAACCAATGGTTAAAGTTCTCAACTTGAATGTGAATCCTGAAAACCCAAGAAATGGTTTCTTCGAACTAGATTGGAATGATGAGTTCGTGAATATGTTACAACAATCAGGCTATCAAGGGCAAACTGAGGAAGAGATAGTGGACAGATGGTTCCAAACACTTTGCAGAACTATTGGAAATGAACAAGGTATTGACGTCACTGGATCTGGTTACGTTCAGATCAACAGGAGAGACGACGGCAAAACTGAGGTGTCGTAATGACACATATTCTTGTAGACACAGCCAACACATTCTTTAGAGCCAGACACGTGATCAGGGGAGACACTTCTGAGAAGGTGGGAATGGCCATACACATAATGATGAACTCCATAAAGAAAGCATGGCAGGACTTCGATGGCACTCATGTTATATTCTGTCTTGAAGGTAGATCATGGCGTAAGGATCATTATGCACCATACAAAAGAAACAGAAAAGAAATGGCAGATGCTATGACTGAGAAAGAAAAAGAGGAGAACGAAGTATTCTGGGAGTGCTACGATGACTTCTGTGACTTCATAAAGACCAAGACAAATGTAACAGTGTTAAGAAATCCAAGGGCAGAAGCAGATGACCTAATTGCCCGTTGGATAGATAAACATCCTGATCAAAAACATGTGATTATAAGCACAGACAAGGATCTAAATCAACTTGTGAATAAAAATGTGAAACAGTACAACGGTGTTACAGAACAGACATTGACCCACGAGGGTTGGTTTGACAAGAAGGGTAATACAGTGATAGACAAAAAAACAAAAGCACCTAAGGGTGCACCAGACACCGAATGGATTATATTTGAAAAGGCAATGAGAGGTGACCCAAGTGATAACATATTTTCGGCATACCCAGGTGTGCGTACAAAGGGCACAAAGAATAAGATAGGTTTACAAGAAGCATTCGCGGATCGCAAGGAAAAAGGGTACACATGGAACAACCTTATGTTGAGTAAATGGGTGGATCATGACGGCAAAGAACACAGAGTTCTAGAAGATTATGAACGTAATAGACTATTAGTTGACCTTCATGCACAGCCAGAAGCAATTATTGAGGAATTGGACCAAACAATATCACAAGCAAAAGCCGAAGTAAAAAATATTGCACAGGTAGGAATCAGATTTATGAGGTTCTGTGCCAAGTACGACCTAAATAAGATTAGTGAGCAGGCGCAAATGTACGTTGAGCCTTTTAATGCGAGGTTAGAAGCATGACAGTAAGAGCAAAAACCCTAGTCAAAGACAAGTTCTGGATAGTAGAAGAGAACGGCCAAAAGTTAGGAACTTTACAAAAAAAAGATAACAACGGTTGGATTTACCTAAACAAAGCAGAAAAAGAGACGCAAGTCTATGCAAATGCTGAAAGCCTTGTCAAAAAATTTGGAGTTGATATATTTGCAGAGTCAAATTCCCCAAACAAAGAAGATGAGATACAACAAGATAATTTTGAAGTGCATGGTTTCCCTTGTAGTCAACATCCATACAATCCTATGTTTGATGTGCAGAAACAACTGCCAGTATATACAAAAACACCAAAAAGCAAAAGTCAATTCTGTGCAGGGTATTACATAATTTGCTTTGAAAAAGGATGGCGTAAAGCATATTGTCCTAAAATGATTACACTATCAAGATATGAATTTAAAGGACCAATGAAAACAAAAATAGAAATGCAACAGGTATTAAACAATGCAGTCAAAGAATTCCAAGATACAAACAAGACCTATTGAAGACCTATTAGGTAGGATACGGACACTTAGGCAAAAGGGTGAGCGACAGATAGTCATTCAGGCCAAAGAGGCCGACCAACTAGCAGACAGCCTGAGTCAGGTAATGACTAGAATGGTCACTATACAAGAAGATATCATAGAAGCACTGAAGACTGCCAGAGAATCACAGACTATAAACATCGAAATGGATGGCGGTGATTTTGACAACAAAAAATAATATAACATTTACCGTAGTGTTGACCAACAACACCAAAAATGATCTTAAAGTGATGTACGAACTTGCGGACAACGTGGTTGCAGACAAGTGGTACAAAGCAATGAAACATCTTAGAAAAATCAAACCTCATGATCATGATTCAGGTATAAAGGCACCTAGAGATATACAAACAGTATACAAAGAATTTTGCGTTGCCGCTGGCATTGATTCAATAAAGTTTGACCAAATAGACCAATCGGCTCTAAACAAACTGCATGAACTTTTCATGGAACATGCAGATAGGATGTCAAGGAACGAATCAAAACATATTCTATATGAATTCCATCAGGCGATACACCAAACGGAAAGTGCTATGGATGAAAAATTACACTACAAATGGACTCACATGCATATTGTTTCATACAGTGACAAGGCAGGCCTGTTGCAGGAGGAATTTCCATGCAACAAATATTACAGTGATTCTTTGATTCAGGACAACATCTATCTGTTATATTCGCAGTCGGGTAAAAAACCATACAACTATTTCTTCGATGGCGAACCTGCAGACTCTGACAAGGTTAAGAAAGTCATGAAGCCACACCACACTTTCATTCCAAACTGGTTTATATGTTTGAAGGACAGAGAGCCCATGCACTTGCCACAGGAGTTTTGGGATTTTTTCGAACCTTTCAGACCATGGTTTCTAGAAAATTATGGACTTGAAAAATGGGATCACGAAGATGAGTATGGCGGAGTGCTCTTGGCCAAACCGTTGACAGATACAAATGTGTCAGAGATGATAACAAAAAACAATTACACCTATAGTCATATCGAACTGTAAAATAAGCGGTCTCTAATCTTAATCTGCAAATACAATTTTTGGTAAATACAGTTATAAATTATGAGCAGACCAAAACCCACAGTGTTACTCCAACACAGTAATAAAAAAACGTACAAAATGGACGAAGTCCTTGCGGCAGAAGGCATATGGGCGGTTTTTTATGATGGTAAACCGATCAATTTAAAGAGCTCTAGTTTGGTGGCAAATTACCCTGGTCCAAAGTACAAGAAAGTGTCTTTTTCCAACCCAGGCCACGCAGAAAATTTAGCAAAGAAATTAAACACACAACACAACACCGACAAGTTTGGTGTTTATCTTTTAAAATCCGGCGAAAAATTCTCTAGATAATTAATTGTATGGATCGCAAGACTGCATACACCCGTACCTTCATGGAACTGTTAGAACAACCTATACACGACGAGACAGTCAAAAACAGTTACTACGCATGGTGGCAAAATGTACGTGAAAGTTATCAGGCTAGATCGCTACGTTTGACCAAGCAAGGACTGAGTGCCATAGAAAAACTGGACATCAAGACCTACACAATCAAGTTTCCTGCAAAAGTCATATTCACACCCCAAACATACCTTTGGTTAGACGAATTTGTTGACTGTCCATACTTCGTTGACAAGAAACAGATCATAGTGACTATGGAAAAAATGGCATTACAACTCATGCTTTTTGCCGGAGATATCACAAAATACGGACTTGCTAGGGCAATGAGCAAGATGGACGAGCAAAAAGACCAGTAAAATAGCGACTTTTTAGCCACAATTACCAGGTTGACGCATAACATTATCCTGCTATAATGGTATTATAAACATTTTAAACAGGAGTGTACAAAATGCCAAGAGCAAAAAACAAAGAAGCCGCAGTAGGCTCACAAAACAGAACAGTTTCACCCAACGAGGCGAAATCCGCACTGACACATTGTATTCAATTACAAAGACCAATAATGATGTGGGGTGCACCAGGTATTGGTAAATCCGATATCGTAAAACAGATTGCAGATGCAGAAGGAAGAGAAGTTATTGATATTAGACTTCCTTTGTGGGAACCAACAGACATCAAAGGTATCCCTTATTACAATTCAAAAGAGAACAACATGGTTTGGGCAAGTCCGGCAGAACTGCCAACTGATCCCAAGTCTAATGCTATTGTATTCTTGGACGAGTTGAATTCGGCGGCTCCGGCAGTACAGGCGGCGGCTTATCAACTTATTTTAAACAGAAGAGTGGGTCAGTATCACCTACCAGAAGGCGTTTCAATTGTAGCGGCAGGTAATAGGGACAGTGACAAAGGTGTCACTTACAGAATGCCGGCTCCATTGGCAAACAGATTTGTTCACATTGAATTGAGAGTGGACTTCGAAGATTGGTTGCAGTGGGCAACTAACCAACACATCCACGCAGACGTTGTGGGTTATTGCACATTCGCCAAACAAGATTTATATGATTTTGATCCTAGAGGATCAAGTAGATCATTCGCAACTCCAAGATCATGGAGTTTCGTAAGCCAACTTCTATCAGATGACCTGCCAGAAAGTACGCTCACTGACCTCGTAGCAGGTTGCGTAGGAGAGGGATTGGCCGTTAAGTTTATGAATCATCGTAAAATTAGCGGTCAACTTCCAAACCCATCTGATATATTGAGCGGTAAGGTCCGAGACCTTAAGACTAAAGAGATATCAGCGATGTATTCATTAACTGTTTCGTTGTGTTATGAATTACAACAGGCACACGAGAAGAAGGACAAGAAGTGGAATGAACAGGCTGATAGATTTTTCAACTACATGATGGACAACTTTGAAACTGAATTGGTTGTGATGGGTGCCAAGATTGCACTTACAAATTACAAACTTCCGTTCGATCCTAGCAAGTTGAAATCATTTGATAGGTTCCATAAGAAGTTTGGCAAGTACGTCATTACTGCTATGGAGTCTAAATAATGGATAAATCTAAAATTATAGATCCCAAAAATCCTAAATACGTAGGCAACAGTTGGGCCAACCTTGGCAACCATGTGTTGATCATAGGCTTTTGCCTAGCAATAGGATTTGTAATTTATGCGAGTTATTAATGGAGTATAGAGAACAAAAAATAATAGACAAACTAGTGACAGCAAGGATCGCCTTGTTATTGAAACATCCTTTCTTTGGCAACCTTGCAACTAGATTAAAACTTGTCAACGCAGATGACTGGTGTCCGACAGCAGGCACAGATGGCAGACACTTCTTCTACAACACTAAATTCATAGATTCACTTACACCCAAAGAAGCAGAGTTCTTGTTTGGACACGAAGTTCTACACAATGTATTTGAACATATGCTTGTAAGGATAGGTGACAGGGATCCACAACTTTGGAACATAGCGGCGGACTATGCCGTTAACCAGATATTGAAAGATTCAAACATAGGCGAGATGCCAAAAGGTAAAAAAGGTGAGAACAAAGGCTTCCAAGATGACAAGTACAAGGACTGGGCAAGTGAGAGAATATATGATGACTTGTTTAAAACTGCCAAAAAGAACGGCAAGAAATTTTTAGAAAAATTAGGCGAACTGATGGACGATCACCAAGAGTGGGGACAAGGCGAAGGTGAAGGACAAGGCAAAGGTGGAGACAAGAAAGGCACAAAAGGTGGCAAGCCTGTTTACACAAAAGAAGAACTTAAGAAGATCAGAGACGAAGTAAAAGAAGCAATGGTAAGTGCCGCACAATCTACAGGTGCTAGTAATTTGCCAGGTGCTCTACAAAGACTTGTAAAAGATCTTACAGAGCCAAAGATGGACTGGAGAGAGATACTTCAGCAACAGATAATGAGTACAATGAAATCGGACTACACTTGGATGAGACCCAGCAGGAAGTCATGGCACACGTCTGCTATACTTCCAGGCCAAAACAACGACGAGATGATTGATATATGTTTGGCTCTTGATGCATCTGGATCAATCAGTAATGATCAATGCAGGGAGTTTTTAACAGAAGTAAAAAACATTATGGATCAATATAAAGATTACAGAATACACCTTTGGAGTTTTGATACAGAGGTCTTCAATCCAAAAGTGTTTACACCAGATAACGCAGATGAATTATTAGATTACAAATTGGGTTCAGGTGGCGGTACAGAGTTTGAATGTAATTGGGACTACATGAAAAAAGAAGGCATTGAGCCTAAGAAATTTGTTATGTTCACAGATGGATGGCCTTTCAATACATGGGGTGACGAGAATTATTGCGATACAATATTCTTAATTAATAATCCTTACGAAAGAGATATTGAAGCACCATGGGGAATGACTGTCCAATACAACGATTAGTATGCGTATAAATCCTAAAAATTTTTACAAGCGAGAACTTGATATGTTACCACCACACTTTGTTAATACTGTGGTAAAGGCACACGAGGCCGATGTAGAAAAAATGCGTAAATGGATTTACGAAAACTGCACAGGCAGATATTCAATTACCAAAGATGTTGTGTCAGATGGTAATTCATCTAGGGCAATCACTGTGCTAGGATTTGAAGAACCTGGTGACCTAACACTGTTTGCATTGAGCGGAATTGCTCAGAACTATCAAAAATAACTGTTGCACTCCATAATTACTTTATAGTATAATATGCGTATATTATATTAATCGATTAATAGGAGAAAATAAATGGTAGCAAAAAAGAAAAGTTTGAAGAAGCCAGACGAAGCAACCGGAACGGCGACGGCCAATCCGCAGGCTCCACAACAGGATCCAACTGCTTTATCTATCGGCGACTTGAAGAATCTTTCTACAATACTTGATGTAGCATCTACAAGAGGTGCATTCAAGGCCGGTGAAATGGCAGGAGTAGGATTCTTATATAACAAACTTCAGGCGTTCTTAGCCAAAGTGGCACCGGAACAAAAACCTGAAGGTAATGCAGGAGCATCAGCACCTGCGGAAGGAAAATAATATGGCAACTCTAATGAACGTGAACAACCAGGCTATGCCAATGGGTGAAAACACAGGAGCGGCAGGTGATGGTCAGACGGGTCCAAAGAGACACTTCAAACATATTGGAGAATTAGCGGATGAGTCAAAAGCGAAAGTAGTAATCATGTACAGAACAGTACCAGGCGAGGCAGACAACTGTCTAGTAGTTGGCACTAAATTTTTACCTGATATGTACCACAATGCATTAATGAAAGCAGTTGAATCAGAAGGCGGACAACAAGCAGAAGAATTTGCAGATTTCGCCAGCAGACAGACTTTCCCTGATGGCACTAATATGTTACAACTTTTACACAATGACAATTACATCAAAAAGTTTAAGACCAAAGAGATAATGGTCACTTTTGGTTCAACAGAAGATGGTAGAATTCTACTTAACAAGTTGAACGAGATGATAGCAAAAGAGAAAGGTGTATCAGTTAAAGATCTTGCACAAGATCCAGAAGCACCAGCGGCCAAGAAAAAAGCGTCAAAAAAAGATGCCAAAGAGACAGCCGCCAAAGAATAGTACATGGGTACAACTTACGAAGGATTTCGTAAAAGAGTGGCCGGAGGTACTGGATGGTTTACACTTCCAGAACATGCCGGTCAAGTACCTGTTGTATGTAAATCTTATTCTTAAGAACAACATCACAATAAACTACAATATACAAAAAGAGCTCAAATCAAAAAAGCAGACCAGCATTGCTAGATTCCTTAAATCTACAATAGAGCAAAACTATTCTAAGATAAAGAACGTGCATCTGAAGTTTGATATTCCAAAGTTAAAAAAAGACATGGAGTCAAAAACTTCATTAATGCTTTCTAAGACATTCAAGTAATGACCTACGATAAGAAATTTTTAATTATTACAGCACACCCCGATGACCTGGAGATGGCCTGTGGCGGATTAGTTGCCAAGATAAAAGCGAACGGTGGAAGTGTTACCAACCTAATACTTGTACAGCCATCTGCCGAAATAAATGAAAAAAGGAACATGCAGATTGTCAAAAAGGAATTGGACAAGAGCCAAGACATTTTAGGATTCAAGTCAGTGGTATACAACACGCCATTGCATGACAACGGAAGACCAAATTTAACACTTGATAATAATTTAATTACTGATGCAGAACATATTGCCCAAGGACATGACATTTTGATCACACATTGGAAAGAGGATCATCATCAAGATCATAGAGTGTGCTATGATGTAGGACGCAGTATTGCTAGGAAAAATTTTCAACAGTTTTGGTGTATGGATGAACCGCCATATAATCTACATTACAAAAATTTCAATTGCAACCAATATGTAGATATAACCGATTATGTTGATACTAAAATAAAGGCCTTACAATCATATGACACTTACTTTAATAAAGACAGCATAGATACAATAATAAATTACAATAGATACAGAGGCAGTTTTTTGGGATCGGGCAAGGTTGCAGAAACGTTTCAAATAATGTACAATAAAATATGAGAATTTTAGTATTAGGCGGTTATGGTTTTATTGGCAGTCACATATGCCAACAATTAAAAGCAGAAGGACACACGATAGGTATTGTTGACTGCTTTCATCAGTATTACACATTTCCAGACTGGGAGTACCATCCTGTTTTATCACAAAGGAAATCGATTACAAATACAGACAAAGAATACATAGGACAAATTGAGAACTTTCAATTTATGGAACAGACATTCGAAGATTTCAAGCCAGAAAGAGTAATTCACGTAGCGACGTATCCAAATGCTAGAATGGTCAAAAGAAATGTGCTAGATGCAACCAACAACATGATCACTGCCACTGCGTATATCTTAGATTTATGTGTGAAACATAAAGTTGAAAAAATTGTATATGCATCAAGCAGTATGGTCTATGGTGAATTTAATGGAGGCATTCCAGATGAGAATGTTGTGCCAAAACCTAACACACTTTATGGTTCATATAAAAGACAAGGGGAGTTGATGTGTAAAATTTGGCATCGTGAACAAGGATTGAATTATGTAATAATGAGGCCTTCCGCATTGTATGGTGAGAAAGATACTATCACACGTGTTATAAGTCAATTAGTCAAAAATGCTTTGACTGTTGGGGACATGACTGTACAAGGTCCTGACAATAAACTTGATTTCTCAAATGTCTTAGATGTGGCCAAATACTTTGCACTAGCAACAACAAACGAAGTAGTAAATGAAACATTTAATTGCACTAGAGGTAATGGAAGAAAAATTGTTGAAGCGGCTGAAATAATTAAATCAAGATTGGGAGTGGGTAACATAATAACAAAACCACACGATGCATTCTATCCTAATAGAGATACATTAAACAGTGACAAAGCAAAAACCATGTTAAATTTCAATCCAACTATAGATATAGAGCAAGGTATACCAAAATACATAAATTGGTTTTTAAGACAACCGTTCTATTTTCAAAATTTAGATATTAATAAAAAGTTTCAGTTGGGTACAACTGTTTAAATTTATCTCTACAAAAATCCCAAGTATAAGTTTTTAAAATTTTATCTTCGTCAAACTCACACTCTTCTGTAAATTGTTTACCGTCATGCGATCCTTTGGACAACCATTCGTTATCAGTGTCCAGCCATTTTTTTAACCTATGACTTGTTTCAACAGTAGGTTTTTTACTGTGCCATAGTACTAATTTCGAAACTTCCCTGAAAGCATTTTTCCAAGCCGTGTATGGATCAGGTGCCAGGAGAGATTCGCTGGCTACAATGGGCACAACTTCGTGAGGCTGTGACAGTGTGAAATCCAGTATGTTATTATCGGGTGTTGCCAAACAAAGTGATTTGCTGTATAGATCTATGTTAAAGGTTCCGTATTCTAAGTCCAATTCGTTTAATCTTGCATGGAATATCCTATGTCTTTTTGATAGTCCCCTGTCGACTGTGTAATCAAATCTAAAATCATCTTTCACAATACTTTTGGCAAAAACTGCATAGAAATATTCTGTCCCCGATGTTTCTGCCGCTTTCTTGTATGCTTTGGTACGACCGTCGACCCCTTTTATCCAATGTAATTTGTTAGATAGGTTATTCTTTTGTAAATGCTCTTGCAATATTTTGAAATTTTTATCCTCAAATGGTTCTCCATTGGAAATAAATGTTATATCGAAACAATCTTTTTTATCCTCTTCACCAATCACGTACAACAACGGATAGTCGTATATTTGTGTTTTGATTGAGTCTAATGCTTTCCTTGGAATATAAAATGTGTTTTTGTCTTTATAAATTTTTAAATCTTCCCAGTAAGAAGGATAAATCTTGCTATTGTTTTCTTTTTCATAGTATCTAATATAACTTGCATTAGAAATTTTTATGTCTGGTATGTTGTGTATAACATTTTCTAGATTGTATTCCAAGTCATGAAAATCAAAATCATAATTGCCATTGTACTCATGATAATTTACGTCTTTAAAATCTCGTAAAAATTTAATTTTTTGCTCTGAAAAACATTTAGGAAATAAAAATGTGTCTCCTTCATTTTGCCCTTTTTCACTCCAAACGTGTAATTGCTTTGTTTGATGCTGTTCTGGTATGTAATCGAAATCAAATTTTGTGTAATCAATTTTTGTGCTTAACAACCAAGTGTATTCTGTGTTGGATGTTGATAGCATTGATTTTATAATATCATGATAACTGTTAACGAATGGCACAATAATTGCATGTGGAAACTTATTACGTATCGTTTGCAAATTAATGTCAGTGTTTTTGTTTTTAAAATCTACTACTACACAATCAAACGCCATAATATTCTCCAATACATTTACATATGTAAAGAACTTCTTGTTTTTTAAGAAAAGGATGTATTGGTAATGATAACACGTCTGTACAGAATTTTTCAGCATTTGGCATTTCCTGTCCGTTATCAAACATCTTCATTTTAGACATTGGTTGTGGATAATGTATTTGTGTCTGTATACCTTTCTCTTCTAAAAATTTTTTAAGACCATCTCTGTCCTGTGTTTTAATTACTAGTTTGTGATTGTTTGATATTGTACCTGTGCCTGTTTGTATCGAATTTATACCTAGATCCAAAAGTTTTTCTTCATACCACTTTCTCACCTTCTTTGTTTTGCCTAGAAGTCCTTTGTACTTCGACAGCAAGAAATTTAAAATATTTGCGTGTTCATGACTCATGCATGAGTTATAACCATGGTTTAACTTTGCTGTGCCTTGACCATGATATCTAAGGCTACGTATTAGATCTCTATCAATTTCGCTATCTGTCAAAACCATACCACCGTTGCCGAAAGCAGGTAATGGTTTACTTGGTGCAAAACTCAAAGTGCTTATATCACCAAGTTTGCCGCTTGGCACATTATTGTAATAACTTCCAAAACTCTGTGCCGCGTCCTCTATCAAAGGTATTCTTCTCTTTACACAAAATTCTTTGAGTGTTGAATAGTCAGCAAGATTGCCAAAAAGATTCACATATACCACAGCGTCAGGCAATCCAAAGTCAGGTAATTTTGAAATCAACCCTTTGTTGTCAACGTCCACAAAATTTATTGTAGCACCTGTTCTTTTTATCGATTCGGCCGTGGCCAAATAACTGATTGCAGGACAAAGTACTGTGCTCTCAGGTCCTATGCCTTTGGCTCTAAGGGCAAAGTATAATGCATCGGTACCACTACCTACAGCGATAGCATATTTTCTTTTTGTGTGTTTTGCCACTGCGGATTCAAACTGATCAACATAACTTCCTTCAACGTGTCTGTTACCAACTACGTTTCCTGTTTTCCAAACTTGCTTGGCTCTACGTGTGATACGCCAACTGTATTCGTCATATATTCTGTCCAAACCATTGAACTTTATCATAAAACTTTCACTCCGTATTTTGCTGTCCAATCTTTACCATCTTTGGTGTCATTTACCATGGGCATACCCTTAATATTCAAACTGGTGTTCAAAAGTATTGGACAACCCGTTTCTTTCTTCCATGCTTTCAGCAGTTCATAAAACCCTTCATTGTCGCTTTTTGACACGGTTTGCACCCTAGATGTGCCATCATAGTGTAATATGGCAGGACAGTCTTTACCATGCGTGTACGCCGCTGTATATTGCATATAAGGGGTGTTTTTGACGCCGGTAGGTAGGGCAAAATAGTCGTTTACATCCTCTTCTAGTATGGCCGGAGCGAACGGTCTGAACTTCTGCCTTTTCTTGATTGCGTTTACCAGATCCTTGATGTCCTCACCCCTCGGGTCTGCCAAAAGCGATCTATTACCAAGTGCCCTCGGTCCAAACTCTGCTCTGCCATTTGCGACTCCCACCATCTTGTTTTCTTTCAATTCTTTTATTATTGCGTCCACAGGATACTCACCTTCTATGTTGTGTCCAAGGAATGGATGTTCCCATTTGATATGAGATTTTTCATTTGCCGCTATGCAACCCAAACTGGAACCTGCGTCTCCTGGATTTGGTATTATCCATATGTTGTCAAACAATCCAAGATTAGCCAACACTTTGTTGGCCGCACAGTTGAGTGCTACTCCACCGGCATATACCAAATTACGTGATCCATACTTGCTGGCTCTATGCCATAACCCTGCAAGGCATTCTTCTGTTACCGACTGTATACTTGCGGCGAGGTCCATGGGATCTGCTTCCGGATGCCAATCTCCCAACCCTCTGTGTAGATTCTGTTTGAGTTTGAAAGGAGATTGATGCACGAAGTCGTTGTATATGTCATCTTTGTATTTTGGTTCACCGTAAGCGGCCATTCCCATTAGAATATATTCCTCCTCGGCAGGTTTCAGTCCACAACGATGTGTGAATGCAGAATACAATATACCTAAACTATGTGGATATTTTATTGTTTCTTTTCTTTCTATCCAAATTTTTTCCGCTGTGCTTATTGAAACAGTATCCCATTCACCTATTGCATCCACTGTCAGTATTGTTGCTTCTCTGAATGGCGATGTAAAGTATCCTGCGGCGGCGTGTGAGTCATGGTGTTTCACATACTCATCTATCTTAATATTGAAGTGATCCAAGTGCCACTGTGGAAGTTCTGTGTAACTCAATGCGTCTGTGTATTGTCCTGCATATAGTTGACGTGTTTTCTTAAGCCAGGGTTTTTCGTAGTAAACAACCTTGTCGAAAGGTCCATATGTCATTGCCTCATTGACTATCGCCTGATTCAAATAATGATCATTCTTTACTTTGGAATAACGTTCTGCGTGTGCGGCCCAAAGTATTTTTCCTATTCCTGAACTGTAATCAACTACTGCCATAGCGGCATCATGATTCATGCAATTAATTCCCAGTATCTTCATCTTCCTCCTTGTGCCATCCCATGTCTTCTATTTGTATGCTTTTACACTTAGGACAGACCCAACCTTCTTCTGTGTCAAAATCTTCTGCTAGTTCCTGTGCCACTCCCCGCCATTGACAGTCGTAACAATACCAGTTCCACCAAGTCATCCTATTTTGAAGAATCTTTTTGCTTTCTCGAGAGCCTTTTCCCAATCTTCAAGTGTGATGTCGTATTCGAAGTTCTGAGTCTTTTCATTGACTTGCAATTCCTTTGCACCATTTTTGATATGAAATCTTCTTGCCATTTCTGTCAATGGGGACAGTGTAACAAGTCTGTTTAGGTGATGTGATTTCTTTACCATCTTGTAAACTTCATTGACCATGTGTTTACCTCCACCTTTCTTCTTGGCCCACACTGTGTATGCTATTGCTATGTTACCTTGCACACCTGCTCTGTGTACTGCCTGCATGGCGGCGTCTTTACTCATTACATCCATTTCTTCCACAGTCTTGGGTACGTCATTGGTAAATGCAAAACACATAATTGCACATAAGTCACCCTCTTCGTCCTTTAATCCAAATATTTTTCTACCGTACGCCTGTCTAAACGCAAGGTCCAGTTCTGGTCTCACAGGATCTTCTGAACAGTCTATGTATGGAAGTTCTATTAAATCAAACTTTGGTTCTTTCTCCAACTTCTTTTTTGTATAATTTTGCAGTTTGTCGAACCTATCCATTAAATCTGTGATAGATGGATGTCCCCTCCACTTTTTAAGAACTTCTTGCAGTTTCTCTTTATTAAGTATGTCCATGTCCTATTTGTATATGAATGGGTCTTTCTTTTTTAATTCTTTCAGTCTTTTTCTGTACTTGATTTCTTCTCTTATTCTATTCCAAATATTTTTTAACCATTTTATCATCGTTTTCCTCCTATAAGATTATTAAACATTGGTTTCATTAACATTATAGCATCTTCGTGTGCTTTGTCTAGTGGATGTGTTACCCCCCTTTCGTAGTCGTTCAGCAAGGCCCATTGGTTGAAACCCATCATCCTTTCGCCAAAACTAAACCATTTGGTAAAATCAATTTCCTTGTGAAGTGCCTGGAGTAAAGGTTCGCCTTCCATAACATGTTTCAATTCATGGTAAAACAAACTATTATCGGCTAGTGTGAACATAAATGGTATGCCTTTCTTTTGTAAAATATTTTGCAACCAAATTATCGCATTCCAACTGAGATAGGTCTCATGGAACCAATTAGCGGCATGCCTATACAATGCATTTGCAAATGGTCTCACACCTGTCTGCTCGTAATTGTCTTCTCTTTTTTTCCATTCATTCAATTGCACTTCAGAATTTGCAAGTGTTCTATGTCTCTCTGCCGCACCTATGTTGGTGTCCCACGGCGATATAGAGGCCCATCTTGTGTTTTCCAATGTTTTATGTCTTGGGAATGCCCAGTCATACCTCGATGTGAACGTCCACATCACAAATACGCCTTTGATAGTTTTGTGGGGGTGTTTTGAAACTTCCTGGAACACCTTTCTCGCAATGGCACAGTTTCCTATTCCACCATCTGCCGTGTTAATTAATTTTTTGCCCAATCCTTGTGTCTGTTGGAACAACCTATACGCCCATGATTTTTTAGAGGGCACCTGTCCCTTGACATCATCACTGAGCTCATGTCCAAAAGTAAAACTACAACCACCTGCAATATAATTAATCATAAATCTGTAATACCTTATTTAAAAGTGGAAAAACTTCTCCAAAATTTTCTTTCCTGTACTTGTCTGTACGATGAATTCTCTGTATTCTTTGTTCTCTAATTTCCGGCGTGTCCCTATCAGCCGCGTTCATAAATCTAATGCTAGGTTGATAGTCTGTGAGCATATGGTACCTGTCTGTCACAATCTGTTTAACTTGTTTTGGTAGTGTTTGTATATTGAAAACATCTGGATCAAAACAGGTGTTCACATAAAAAAACTTGGGTTGGTACTGTGCCACCCATAATGAAATCTTTGCCCAATTAAAAACATTGAATACAGATACTGTTGAACATATCTGGAAATCCATGTTCTCAGTTTTCCTTTGTTTAAACTTAACAAGGTTAGCACTTACTTCTCGCCATTTTGCAGGGTGCCTTTGATATTCAAATGCATCGCCTATATCGTCTATACTGAATGCTATCTCCACGTGTTTGAAATACGACCATAAGTCAAATATCTCTTGTGGTGGTAACTGAGTGCCGTTGGTGTTGTAGTGTATATCTATGTTCTTGGCATATCCTTTTTCAACACAATGCATTAGTATTTTGTAGTGGTCCTTTATCATGAACGGTTCACCTCCTGTGAACTCAAAGTACTCCACGTGTTTTAGATCCTCCTGCAACTCTTCAAAAAACTGTGGATTACGTTTAGGCCATCCGCCCTCCTTTAATTGTTTCCTTGCAAGGGGATTGTCTTTGCCCTTGGCTGTTTCATAATCTATTTCTTCTTGAGCCCATTTTGAGGAACTCCACGATCCGCATATTCTACATTTTAAATTACACACATTGCCTAACTTAAAGTCTATGAACTTGAGCGTTGGCTCGCTATTAGGTGTCCAATCCATCAAACTTTTCTTCATTTTATAAATGCTGTTTTGTCTTTTTGATGTTTTGCCTGCGTCCTCTTCTTGCCAGCAACTCTGACAACCAGCGGGGCGTTCACCATTCTTAAATTTTTCCCTGAGTTTCTGCATGTATTCATGTCTCTGTATGTCACTTAGGTTTTGCTCATACACTTTGACATCAGGAATGCTACCTTTGTACAGACAGCAAGGCGATGCCCCACCGTTCACGTCAACTTCCAAGTGTGTCCAGGGTAATGGACATACATTTGATTTTATATACTTGTCCACCAGTCTAATGCCTTTTTGTTTTTTGCTAATATTTTTGTTATGTCTGTTCCTCTAATTTTATCCAGGCGTTGGACTTCTGCTTTTCCTTGTTTTTGCCCTTGCTTGTATGTTTCTTCATCATACACCAATTCATTGTTTCTTTTTTGTTTCTGCATCTCGTCTAACTGCCCGAAAAAATTGTTTAAATTTTTATTTTTATATTTGATTGTTTTGTCTCTGGCGTCATTTATGATCTCGCTCATTATGTCATATGGCATAAACAAAGGAGCCATAGCATTGTCGTGTGAGAAATTGAACACTTGTTTAGTCAATAATTCTATGTTGAGTTCGTTACTTAACATCACCATGTTTTCCAAATCGAAAAGACCCGGTAGGGTAATGGTCAAATCCAACTGCATTCTTTGATGTTGCTGTTTTACAAATTGTAGTCCATACTTCATGTTTGCCAACCATTCGTCATACTTTAAACCTGTCCTAATGTATTCTCCCACTTCTCCTGTACCATCAATTGACGCACATATCTGCCAGTTAGGATAATGTTTCAATATGTCATCAAATAGATTGTACTTGTAGAAATTTATTCTGCTCATGTTGGAGTTGTATCTCGCCAATACTTGATCTTGATATCCTAGTTCCACAATCCTCTTCATTGCTTCCCAATGTATCTTCCACATTAGGGGTTCGCCTCCGCACCAATATAACTCGGTGATACGTTTCTGTTCAACTGCTTCTGTGAATTCTTTTACCACTTGCTGATCATGGAATTGTTCTAACTGTGCTTTGATATCTTTTCTGCCCCAAATTCTGTAACGATCATAATCACCTCTGCCGTTTTTCTTATTTTCAGTTTCCCAACTACTGCTCAGCATGTCGCCACACATTCTACAACTAAAATTACACAGATTAGAAAACCTATAATCAAAACTCTCCACCTGCATTGTTGTGGCACCTGTCTCATCTGTGCTGTTGAATGCTTCTTCGATTTTATTTTTATACAACCAATTAAAATGTTGTCTGTACACTTGTTCGTTAAGGAGTTTGTGATTGCACACAGCACACTGCGGTATCTCTTCACCTGCCAATAATTTCAATCTCACACTTTTCATATAGTCTGAATTCCAATGCTGTTCCAATGTTGTGAGATTCATCTTATCATTATTTCCCTTTGGATCGAAGGTATCAATGTACTGTTTGAAATTGGTAGATGATTCACGTGAACTGCAACATAAACGTCTTTCCATCTGCGGTGACAGATATGTGTGAGTCCATGGTGCCATGCAGAATGTTTTGTTTCCGTCTTTTGGCTTAATCCTTTGATTCATCTTAGACACAATACCATTCCTTGGCCACCTTTCATCTGCTGTTGGAAATCTATCTGCCATTTTCAGCCTCTAGTGTGTCAGCCATGTTATGATTTTCTTGTGCATGACCTCTTTCGTCTTCCCTTACTGCTGTCACAACGTCTCTTAATTTTGCATCATCTTTTAACCTATAATAATTTTTTGCAATTAGTGGAGCATCTATATTGTCTATTTTGCCTAGATCTATTGCCTTTAGATACGATGTGTAACTTATCACTGCTTGTTCCTCAAAATATCCAACCATCCTATGTGCAACTTTAGGGAAAAAAATGTAAAGGAACATATAGAAGTGCCAAAACAAAAATTGTGCCGTTATAATCATCCAACGTTCAAACCAATTTGGCTTCGCTATTTCGATGAATATCATCAAGTGCATACGTTCATTTTCTGCTTCGGCAAGTAATTTTTGTATCCACCCTCTATCATCTGGTTTCATTTTTCTCAAACTACGCAGATGGTTCCACATTCCTGCTACCATGCCAGGCACACCTGCAACAGTTTCTAACACAACTGCCCTATGTCCATAACGTTTTGCAAAGAATGTATCTGCAATCCACCTTAATCTCATAGTGAACCACAATGCACATTTGTCTCCAAAGTCTTTAGGTCTTCTATGCCTCATATCTATCGAACAACTCCTTCCATTCAGGAAATACATCTGTAAAATTTTCATTTCTAATTTTATCATATTTTCTTGTTTCGTTTATAAACATTTCAAGTTTGTCTGTTTTATCTCTACGGAATAGATAATCCAAAGCACTCTCATAACCTTTTGATGCACGTGTAAGGTGATCTTGTTTTTTTAACCATTCTATGTGTTTCTTATATTTTTCTTTAATTTTTTGTTTGTAATCATCAGGTAAAAGATCCATACGTTGCCAGAGAGGATACTGCAACAAATTGAAGTTAAAGTCTTGTGCTTTGATAAGTCCTTGATCTACCCAGTTTTTATGAAAATCAACTACGTGCAAAGAATTTGCAAGTCCTACCGTAGAACTTATATAAAAATCAACTTGTGGACATACTTCTAACATACGTTTTCTGTTTGCAACTGTTTCTTCCCATACTGTACCTTTACGCATAAGTTCTGCACGTGGACCTTCTGCATCTAAACTTGCACCAATAGACACAGAATCAAATTTATTCCATAATTCAAATATATCAGTACCTTTGAATTTAGATTTACTAAAGTTTGTATTGTAAATCAATCTTACATGATACATTTTACGTTTGTCTAACTCCTTTAATATCCGTAAATGTTCTTCCATTATAATAGGTTCACCTCCAGCAAAGTAAAACTGTTCTACATGATCAAATTGTTTCAGTAACTGCTCCCAAATATCATTACTGCTTCTACCAGCCCTCATAATTTTTGCATGTGGTGGGGGCGAACCTGTAAGTTTTTTGTGATCTTCGTACCAGTTACTACTAAACCAAGTGCCACAACTCCTGCAGGCCATGTTGCATAGGTTTGAGAAACGTATATCCCAATATTTGATTACAAAGTCAGCAGTACCATCTGGCTTTGTTGTATTGACCATGTCTATGTTGTGTCCAAAATGTTTGTTTGAACTTAGACGTAAACTAAAGAAACCTGATTTTTCTTGATCATAACATTTGAAACATTCTCGTGATGGTTTATTTGCCAACATATTCAAACGCATCTGTTTCATCTTAGGACCATTGAACACTTCTTCCATTGATTGTTTGTTTACATCACCTACTGGCAATTTGTCTAATGCAAAACAACAAGGGTATGCTCTGCCGTCTGGAAATGCATGAAGGTGCATCCATGGTAACATACAGAAGTTATCACTATCTATCAACAACTCCTTTTGTTTAGGAGTCATGTCTTTTATCTTAAGTTTCTCGGGCTCTTTGGCCCCATACTCATATGCCACGGTACCATTCTCCTATAATTGGGAAAGTTTTTTCAAAGTCCTTCCCTTGTCGTTTGTCATATTGACTGTAGAATGCTTTAAAGTCCTTTTGCAGTTTACTCTGTTCGGCCGCACCTGCGTGTGGTGTCTTTACTACATCTAAATAATCTATTAATCTTTGTGTGTGGTTCACTTCCATTTGTTCTAAAAATTTTTCATTGCCTTTTAAAAACTTCACAAGGTCTTCTTTAAATCTGTTACGTAAGTCATCTGGCAATACTAAAGGACTTTGAAAACTTGGAAATCTTAAAATGTTTAGTGTATAATTTATTGTTGGTCCGTATATGGCACTTGCTGTTTTAAACCAAACTATTTTTTCCAAAAACTCAGGCAATGACTCCAAGCATAATGCATTAATGGTACACATGTTATGAATTTCTGATGGAACTTTGTCAACCATCATGTGTAATAGATTAGAATGCCATTCGCCATAGTTTAATCCATCTCTGATATATTCTGCTTGTTTGAATGTTGCTTCACAACTTGTATATAAATGAAAGTGTTTAAATCCTTTCAGTTTGTTTTTAAATCTATCAATAATACTTTGTTTGGCACCAAGATTAGAATTTATTGCAAGACGCATACCGGGTCTCATTTTGTCTCCTTGCGTTTCGATCCAATCAAGCAGTCGCCATAGGTTAGGGGACATCATTGGTTCTCCTCCAGTGATACGTAATTCGTCCAGTGTTTTGTGTAGGTCGCTTTCCCACCATTTATAAAATGCCTCGACATAAGGATTGGTCTCATCTTTTTTGTATGGTTCTGCCGAATCATGTGCATGGGTGAAGTGGTTACGTCCATCTGACATTAGGCTCATGTATGGTCCTTGATTTTTTATGTTGTTTGCCCATGTCGAACTAAAAGCAGGATTACAATACGTGCAGGCAAACTGACACACCCTGTCAAAAGCAATTTCCAACGTTCTTAAATTAAAATCTTTTTGGTGATCAGACTTGTAAGCATCGTCGAGTTCTTTGTCAGTGTATATTTTTGATTTGTATACTCTGTCACTGATTGCATCTCTGCCTATGTCCTCTATCTTCCAACAGTACTCACAACCTGCAGGTCTTTCTCCACACTGCATCTGTCTACGTTGTTCTTTCTTTTGCCTTGTGTTGTGTATTGCACTTGGATTCTTTTTAATTTCTTCTAAATCAATTTTGTGTGGCAATGGGTGATGGCAACTTGTGGTCATACCACTGCCCAACCAAATAGTCGCATTGTACCATTTTGCCGCACAGAAACTTGCGGATTTAGTATCTAATTTTTTTTGTTTAAACTCTAAGTCGTCCATATACCTTATCTGCCCATTGTTTATTTTGTTCAACTGTCATATGATTTATATCACCTTTGCCCCAGTTGTCTTTGCCGCCACTGAACTGAAACATACTTTCGTCTATGAATGTCCCGGTTTTTAATTTTATTCCTGCGTCCTTGTCTGCTGTCTCAAATGGTTTGAAACTCCACATCTGTACTATCTCACTTTTTACTTTTGATAACACTTCCTTATCATAGTGCTTGATAGCATATTCGTACGCCATTTCGTCTTTGTCGTAGTTGTGTAAATATTTCCAATAATTGTCTAAAGTTTTGTAAATGTTTGGGTCAACACCTTCCAATGGTTGTGTGTTTGCACTTAAAATTAAATTTGGATGATACAACCTGTAAGGTTCAGTCCAACAAAATATAGATATATCCGGAACCATATTGCTTCTTATAAGTTTATTGTATAGAAAGAACACACTCCAAATACTTCTACCTGGACTGCCAAACCATCTAATTCTTGCCGCTCCTAATTTCTCTTGTAAGATATTACACCAACTTTCGGGTTGGTTACTTGCACAGAAACTATCTCCAAAAAATCCTATTGTCTTCATGCGTTCCTACACTCCTCATAAAATTCTTCCATCTCTGGAAATGTGTTTAAAAACCTTGTCAGGCGTCTACGATCGTGCTCATTAAAGAAAGCGTAAAAGTTTTTTTTATTTTGCGTACTTGCGTCCGTGTTTTCGCGCCAGTATGCGAGATTACGTTGCATCTTTTGAATCTCGAAATCCTTGAATATGTGTAACCCGTTGTCCTCGCCGGAATTATCTTTCATGTAGTCGATGTTGCTTTGGTGTATAGCCTGGTACGACTCTGGTAGCATTGTTATCTGTTGCCAAGCAGGTTGTCTTAACAGTGGCACGTCGAACCATACCCTCTGATAGGTTTTGGAGTACTTGCTACGCAGTTCCAGTATCTTCTGTAATAGTTTGTCCATACTTGTTATGCTTAGGTTGTTGTAAGTGCATATGAATGTGATAGAATTACGCACAGGTATACGGTCCAGGAATTCCTCCACGTTGTCCATCATGTAGTTGAAATCCAATCCATGTCGTATGTATTCTGCTTTTTCTCCCCATGCATCCACTGACACGAACTGCATCATGTGTTCAACCTTCTTCTCCATGCATATGTTCTGTGCCATGTTGAAGTACTTCTCCTTCAGTTTTTTATCTGGAGGACACATATTGCTTGTGACGTTAAGGTGCAGGTCATCCTTTGGATGATCCATAATGTATTGAAACACCTTGTATGTGTTTACATCCATCATGGGCTCTCCGCCAGTCATACGGAAGTGTTTGAGATTCTTGTACAATGTGGGCCACCATTTCCAGAACGCTGTCACGTAGGGATTGTCCTCACGATTGGGTATTGGACGTCTCCTTCCCTGGAAGTGCTCTGGTGCATTGTGGGGAGGAGATGTGGGATATTGGCCATACCTGTCAATCTCCTTGCCCCACGTTGTTGAGAACTGTGGAGAACAATAACTGCACTTGAAGTTACAAGCGTTGTTAAAGTTTACCTCCACATACCTCGGTGTCCAACGAGTTGTCATTGGATTCTGTCTAATCTGCTCAAAGTCCTGCATGGCCCATGGTTCACCGGAACGGTAGTGTCTGTCCGACATCTCCCCAGTGTCCTCTAGTTTCCAGCAGTACGAACATCCGTCCGGACGTTCTCCTTGTAGCATCTTGAATCTTTGGTCCAGTTTCTCCACTGTGTTGTGCAGTGCGGCTGGATTCCTCTCTAGTTGCTTTTCATCGATCTTGTGCAGTGGCGGATGATAGCATGAATTGGTCAGTCCTGTTGGCAGGTGCAGTGATGTTTGGTTCCACTTGGCCAGGCACATGGTTGGAGAAACTTGTTGCAGTTTCTCTTTGGCCTTTAGTGCGTCTGCTTTGTAGTCACTAGTACTCACGGTCTTGCACTCCTCTGTTGACATGTTGTGGCATTACGAAACGATAGAACCTGCTGTCTGCCTCGCTGAATTCTGCTATGGGCATGTCAAGTTGCTGTCTTAGACTGTTGCCCCACATCTCTAATTCTCTACTCATGTTGGCCGGTTGCACAGATGCATGGAAGTAGTCCGCCATGCCGTTCAGATCACTCACATCGAAGTCATAGTTCTTGTGATCGACCACCGAGTAGAAACTGCCCATCCTCGCACCCAACATCGCAAACTTGCCGTTCTCCACATCGGCACCAATGGTGCACCATGTGGAAAGTATACGTAAGTTCGTGGGCCATATCCTTGCGAACTCTCCAGCAGATATAGGCTTGCCTTTGTCTGTACACATTTTGACACCTTCTCTGAATCCTGCCACGAATGCCTGCTGTGGTGTTGCATTTATCACTGTGTCCGAATAACAGTTGTGTAGATTCTCGTGTGGCACTCCCCAACAGAAATCTATTTTGTTTTCTTCACTCTCTGCGTTCTCGTGTGTCTTCATGTCTAGGCAGGTCTGCTTGTCCCAACCTACAAGTCCACCATTTCCATATACCAACCCATTTACATTATTCTTTGCTCGCCATCTATGCACATGTTTCTTGTTTGTCTTTGTCCAATCCAGTGTCTGCAAAAGGAAACTCTCATCGATTATGTTGTCTCCGTCCACACTTATGAAGAAATCTGTTTCCGCTTTCTCGGCCGCGGCCTTGTGTGCTGAATCAAATCCCACAACACCGTCCACACGCTTGGCCCATGGCACCTTGTTCTTGAGGTCCGCCCAGTTCTCTTCCTTGTTAGGCTCTTTAAAACTGATGTAAACAAAATCTAGGTCACTTACTCGGACTTTATCTGCCATGTGTGCCCTCCTTTGTCTATGCCATCTACCCAAAATGGATCTCTGTCTTTGAAAACGTATCCCAGTTCTGATTTTTCTAGCGTTGGAAACTGTCTGCTAGTTTTTGGTTTTTCCTTCAGTGCAAACGTAGTAGGTGACGTCCATTCGTATGCGTACTCACCATTCTTGATCACATCCAATTTTTGCTCCAATGTGACCACTATGCTTTGTCCTTTTATGGTCACTGTATGCACTTTCTTTTTCGGCGATTGCAATTTATTAAATGCTTCAAAAAATCCTGGCATCTAGTTCTCCTGGTATTTGCTTATCATGGTAATGTACAATCCTATCCTGTTTGTGTCCGCCTATGTACAAGGCATCACCTACTTTAATTGGAAAGAGATAATTGTTGTTGTCAAACCCTGTGTTTATATTGTTGATATGCTGTTTGTTGTGCATAAACTGAAACCATTTGAAGTTGACTTTCTGTAATTGCAGAGGATCCTGTAATTTATTGGCCAATGCATACACAACATCAGTTGTAGGTTGTTCGTCATGGCAGGCGATCAGTACATTGTTTTTGACTGTCTGCCAATTTTTAATAATAGTTTCGCATATGTCATAAAATTTTTTTGCCTTTACGCTTTTTCTAAAGTAGTGTAACCCGTTGTATACGTCAGGTAATTGGTTCCTAGCAAATAATTTCCTATAAAAACTGTTCTCCACAACATCATCTCTGTAATTTCTGCAGTTGTAAGAAAACACCTGGTCATGTTGACACAATTGATTCCACCACCAATCTGTATTTTGTGTGAACAGCATGTCTGCTTCAAGTTTTATAGTATGTGTGAAAGGTGTTAACCTAAATGCTTTGTACTCATTACTCAATTTCCATTCTTCATTGACACTTGCATCTTGCTTTAACACTCTCACGTGATCAAAAAGTTCGTCATCAACTTCCTTATTTGTTACCAGACATATACTGTTATGTTCGTTGTGCTTCTTTATACTTTCTGCAAGTCTTTTGCTTAACTCAACGTAGTCTGTTGTGGAGTTATTGAGTGCAAACCACATGAATCCTTTATCCATTACACCACTCCTTGTCCATGATGTGTAAATCTTGTCCAGATGTGAAATTTACTTTGTCATCATATTTGAATATTACACCGTCATCATCACTGTCAATTACATCAACAGAATCGGCCAACATCGGCATGGCTGTTTTTATAAAGTTTCCAACTTTCATTTGATGCATGGCAATGGCGAATGCATAATCATTCCTAAAGTTTGGATATCTTATCCTGTACAGGTTTCTGTAATGAATATAGTTGTTTTGAACATGCGTTATCATGTCGAATACTGCACGTGTGTTTTTGCATTTACGAAACAAAGTGACTGTTGCCCATACTAATTTCAGTGTTGCTTCGTCTGTGCCTTTAATACTGTCCTGTCCTGTGAGATCATGTACTTTGTCATGCAACATTATTTCAAAGTTAGTTTTTGTCAATTCCAAAAGCACCGATGAAAAAACAAAATAATCACAGTCCATTAATATAGTAATGTCATAGGGGGAGTGGTCATAGGCCATACTTCTTTCCTTGTTGTACCAGGCAACACTATTTCCCCTGTAAGGCCTTGTGTTGGTTGTAGAATTTTCAATCAACTTGTAATTGATCATGCCCATTGGCTTCATTTCTTTGTACGTTTCCATATTGGTCACGATAGTGATTTCTAGATTTAGATGTTTACGTATTTGGTGTACACAACGCTCTGCCAACTTGTGATATTTTACTTCGGGGGTGTCGAAACAATACAATAATACGCCAGTTGTCATTTAGATCTCTTGTTAGCGAGATCCTCGTGTAGTAGATGATAAGCGTTTAATGTCTCCTGGTTTCTTTCTATCAATTTTTCAAGAAAAACTTGTGGTTCTTTTATGTGACAGGGATTGTCGTTTACATCTAAAACATAGAACTCGTCTTTGATTTGTTTAAGTGTGCTTACCAGATTAATGGTATCGGCATCCGCACTGAACAGTCTCTCGTTGTATGCGATTATCTGTCTAGATCGCAATTTCTCAAGAGCGTTCTTTTTTGCTTGGGCTACCTCGAAGTTGAGGTCAGCGTGTTGTTTAAGATTGCCAATATCCATAACTGAATTATACAGTTAATTATTTTGGCCGTCAATTGGTAAAGGAAGAATTGGTCCTGCGAATAGTTATTATTATTAGGCTGTTGTGTTACTTGCGATCGCACTCGCTGAGATGGACGCCACACTTGCTAGACCCTGTGCTGTTGTTGGGTTGACTGTGTGTAGTGCAAAGTCAGTCTGTCCAATGAAGTTTGCGTACTGGTCAACACCTGATGTGTTACCACTTGTGAATTCACTGTCTCCGGAGTCTGCATCAGTCAATGTCATCTTGACAGTGACTATCGTGTCGTTTCCGTACGTTCCGTTGTTGACTTTTGCCTCACCTTTGAGTGTCATTGAAGTGTAAGTTCCTGATGACTGTGTAAGTAGGAATATTGTTGAGTAACCTGTTCCAAGGTCTGCCACGCCGTTCGCAAAACCATCTGTGGATAGTGTCTCACCTGATCCTGATCTTGTTGACGTTGCCGAACCTATGTCGAAGTTGCCCATCGCTGTGATCATTTCATCAACTGATCCATCTTTTGATGTTGCTGAACCACCACCGTTACCAGTTCTTGTAAGTTTGACTCTGATCCTACCACCTGCGTTGAAGAAGTGTCTTAGGTTGTCGCCACTTGCAAAAGTTACTGTAAATTCTACTGTGTGTGATCCTGTCCATCTTGTTGATGACTGAGCACTTTGTAATTCCGATGACTCTGCAACCGCTGTTGCCGATGGACATCCTGCCGCTACTGCCGCCGCTAATGATGCCAAGTCTGCTTCTACAGCCGCTTTTATCTTGATCGTGTCACCTGATGTGACCTGTGTTCTTGCTGTTACTGAAACGTTTGTGTGATTGGCTATGTTGTCCATAGCAGTCAATAAACTATTCCAGTGTGCCGCTGTGATTGTTGTATCTCCGCCGGACACAACTGGGATATGCGTTTGCCCTAAACCGTAAAGTCCGTCAGCGCCTGAGCCACCTGTTCCTGCAAAGTGGTTGTATCCAAATGGACTTGATGAACTATTGACGAACGTGTTGTATTCGTCGTCTAAAATTTTATCCCCTGCCGCGTATGCCATACTTTTATTTAATTCCTATTACACACTCAGTTAATTGTGTGCCTTCGTTATATTTATCCTTGATTAGACGTCCCAACACATTAAAAGCAGTACACTCGCTTAAATTGGCCACCCTTGCTTCGCCGTTTCCTGCAGAAACTACACGGTCACCTGCTTTACCAGTGCCTTTTAATTTAACAAACACTCTCCCTTTTAGTGCTACCATTGGGTGTGTGTCGTTATTTCCGGCCTCTGCATTCATCAAAAATGCTGGTGAATCAGATATGACCCCAAATACTGCATCTGAAAGTTCATCGTTGCATTTTGTTATCTCTGCAGAACCTCCTAGAATGACTACTTCTCCAATCGCCAATGGACCATCGGATTCGTACCTCTCAGCCAAATCCGCGTATTGTGCCGCTGTGGCTGTCGCATGTACCACGTTCGCTCTAATATCTACCAACGTTGGGGCAGACATCTCTGTGCCACCAACATCTGATGATTTGAATGCTGTCCAGGCTCCGCCTGAATTGCCATAAATTGTTGTGCCGTCATCTGCAAACGTTTCGTCCCATACCCAAAACAGATCTTGTTCTGTGGCTGTTGATGCATCGCCTCTGTTTACTTTGATTCCTGAATAACTAGGCATGCCTGAGTTGGATGACACATTTCTGTTTAATTCTATAATGTTGTCTTCAACAGTCAGAGTTGATGTGTTGCTTGTGATGGAATCACCATCCACTGTTAGGCTACCGTGTATTCTTACATCACCACTGTCACCTTGCATAGTCAATACTGTTTTTGTTGCACCACCGTCATTTACTGTGAATGCTATGTTTCCGTCCTGTGTAACATTGGCAATAGTGAAGTTATCACCCGACATGGTCATGGTGATGTCACTACCTGCACCAATCCTTAGACCGTTGTCATTTAATATTTCCAAATGACCCGACGTCGAATCGTTTCCGTCTGATCTTAAGAAGTTTGCAACCGCAACTCCGCCAAGTGCGTCTGAGTCTGTTGCTGTACCTCTGAACTTCGCACTTGATACTGTGCTTGAAAGTTGAACACCCTGTGCCACTGATGCGAAACCTGCCGCTATCAAGGCCGCCGCATTGGTTTCACTCGAATCTGGAGTGAACGCAAGGTTGGATACTATACCAACCACTGTGTCTTGGGTCACAAGTTTTAATATTGATCTAAACACACCTGTGTTGTCTTTCACAGTTTCTGTCACAACCTGTGTCACGCCCGATCCTGCAATCGTAGTTGGTCCAATCAGTGTGAATGCTGTACCGTCGTAACAGTACAACTGACTGTTTGCTGTGTCAAACCAAAGATCGCCTTTGACAGCATTTGATGGTGCAGTGGCCGAATTGGTCGGTGAACCAACCGGTTTGAATTTTGTACCATCGTAAACGTTTATCTGTTTGTTGGTTTGATCGAACCAAAGTTGTCCTTGTATCTTGTTTGAAGGTGCAGATGTGTTGTTAAAATTCTCTAATAGTTTGATAAGGTTCTCATTCAGTTTCTCACCAAAACCTGCGTAACCTTTTCCAAATAGTGTGAGGTCCGTTGTGGCCGTATCAATGGTTCCATCTGCTAGAGTCACCAATAGGGTACCGAATGTGTTGTTAATCTTATACGCCATGTACGGATATTTATGCTTCGATTAAAGGCTTTGTGTACCTGCTAAATTTAGTGTAAAAGTGCCCATCTATCGGTTTTCCGTAATTTGGGTCTGCTTTGAGCAGATGAAATGTCAATCCAATCTTCCATTTGATCTTGTCAATATTATAATTGCTTGAACCGTGGATAGCACACGAATCTTGTACAATGGCATTGCCTGGACTCCAAGCAAACGTGTTTTCTATGCTTATCCCTTCGTATGCCGAAAGTGATACATTTTCACTCACATGTTTTTGGAACCATTCTTGAGGAATCGCTCCATATTTTACATTTTCAACACCATATTCTTCGTATGGTCTTTCTCGCAACACGTTGCTGTAACTAGGAAAATATTTGTTTTGCCTTCCCTTCTGGAATTGTGTGCCTCGGCTTTTGTAACGCTGTTCACAGATATAATAGAATAGTTCTACATCATCTGACATGGCTATGGGTATGATTATGTCCTTGTATGGCTTGTAACCTTGAATGTGAGTCACGCAATCTGTGTGCAACTGATATGGAGATACTATTTTGAAAAACTGATCACCAACATTTATGGGATCGTCACTCACATCGCTGTAATATGTAAAGTCACCGAATTGTTTTTGCAATTTGCTGTGTGTGATTTCTCTTACAAGTTCATATCTACTAGGATGATTTATATGTAAGATCTTGTTGTTAATGTTTTCTCCGTTTTCTTCATACTCTTGATTGAAAAAATTTAACAAGGCAGATATTTCGCCTTCGTCGATGAAATTTTCAATCATGTAGGATGGTTCATCTTCATTTTCAAAAAATCTTATATCTGGGTCATGTATTATGTCCTTGTCTGGGGGAAGTACACTAGCCGGGTTGGATTTGTAAAATTTAGGCATCTTCCTCCATTCTTGGATCTGCCTTGCATTCGCTGAACCCTTGCATCTGGGGGAAAACACTGAATACTGTAGAAGGCTTGTATTCAGGGATATTTTTAAACAGTCTGAGTGTGATGCCTAGTTTATACTTGCCACCTTTAATTTTGTAGTTTGTTGCACCGTGTATCATAGAACTGTCTGTAACAATGGCTCTGCCAGGTGTCCATGGCAACATTTTATTAAGACTGAAGCCTTGAAGCATTTCGTAATTATAAATTTCACCAAAGTATTCATCATACCAGTCTTTAGATATCATCTTGTCAGGATCAGATTCATAGTTTTTAAAAAACTTATATTCTCCATATGGCTTCTCTCTCATGATATCTGAATAAAGAGCAAACATATTATCAATGTGTTTATATTTGAAATGGCATCCTCTTCCGTACCAACGTTGATTAAATGTGTAGTATGGCGAATCTACACCGCCCTCCATTTCTAAAGGAATCAAAACATCTTTGTATGGCACATAGCCAGGTATGTGAATCAATGAATCTGTGTGAGGAGCAAAAATTCCTTGTTGCCAAAAATAAAAATCAGAACTTTGTTTTTGTTTATCGTTATTGATATCACTGTAACTGAACCATTTGCCAAATTGTTCATTAAGTTTTGGAATTAATATTTCTCTCAATTCAGGATAGTTCAGAGGATATACCAAAAAGAAATGGCTTTTATTCAACTGAACAACTTCGCTTGTTACCCTATCATAATAAAATTTTTTACAATATTCTATTTCAAAGTCGTCTAGAAAATCTATTTGGTATGGCTGTTCTTCTGGAATAAATCCTTCGAACGATTTGTCATCTGGATTGTGTACCAGGTCTTTACCATAAACTCCTAGTTGTTTTGCTTTATGTACGTGAGTCATACATCTCCAATAGTTCTTTTATTGATTGTGTAAAGGACATCTGAAAACTATACCTATCATGATTTGTTTCATTAAATGCATTATGTAATGTGTCCGTGGTTGCTAATAAAGATTTTTTTGAATAAAGATGCGTGTGTGCTACGTTTTTATTCTCGTCGTAAAA